GCGATGGCTGAACAATACATTATCTCGAATGATAGTCTGGAGAACTATCGAAACTACTATCGGCAAGGCAAGACGCATCTACATAAGTGGACTAAGCGCGAACCACCTAAATGGCTCTTTGCTGCCTAAATAGTTAAGATATTATAAATAGAGTTAGAGGTTTAATCATGTGTCCAGTTTATACTTTTGAAAATACTAATACAGGGGAAGAATACGATCTTACCATGTCTTATAATGAACTAGATCAATATCTAAAAGATAATCCTCACTTAAATCAAGTATTTCGCATGAATATTGTTGATCCTGTTGGTATTGGTATTACCAAACCGCCTTCCGATTTTACAAAATATGTTGTTGGTAAGGTTAAAGAGACTGCGCCAGGAGCACATACTCCGGCGCTTGAAAAGCGTTGGACGATACCGCGTGAAGTTTGAATATTACATATATGCCTATTTGAGAAAAGACGGCACTCCTTATTATATTGGAAAAGGTCGTAAAAAAAGAGCATGGGATAAAAATCATTCTTGGCCAATACCTGCTGACAAGTCTCGCATTATCATAATGGAACAAAATCTCAGTAATATAGGCGCATGTGCTTTAGAAAGGTTTTATATTCGATGGTATGGAAGAATAGATAATGAAACTGGTATATTAAGAAATATGACTGATGGTGGTGAAGGTTTTAGTGGTAAACATTCAACTCAAACAAAAAGAAAAATGAGCCTTAGCCATAAAGGTAAAATTAAAGATGAAAAGTGGCGAAAAAGTTTATCACAATCTTTAAAAGATAAAAAGAAAAGTGATGAACATTCTGAAAAATGTCGTCTGAATGGTGCTAAAAGTTATATAATCATAGATAATCAAGGTTTAAAACATAATGTTTTTTGTCTAAAAGATTTTTGTTTAAAAAATAATCTAGACTATCATTCTATGTGGAGAGTTGCAAACGGATTAAGAAAGCAACATAAAAAATATAGAATTGAGAAAGTTTAAAATTTGAGTAAGATCAATCAACGTAATTTGAAATACAGAAAGAGGCGTTCCGCAAGGGCGCCTCTTTCTGCTTATAAAGGAGCAAATATGTCTAAGAAGCCAAAGAAGAACAACAACAACAGACAGCCTGCACAACACACAAATAGTCATTTTGAACTGCGATCAATTAAACCTCTCACATCAAACCAGGAAACAACATTCAATGCATATCGACAAGGCTTCAATCTTATGCTACATGGTTATGCTGGCACAGGCAAAACATTCTGCGCCCTCTACCTAGCACTCAATGACATTCTATCTGGTAAATCCGAGTATGAAAGAATTATACTCATCCGCTCTGTAGTTCCTTCAAGAGACATGGGCTTTTTACCAGGCTCCATAAAAGATAAAATTAAGGTATACGAAGAACCTTATAAAGAAATCTGCGATGACCTGTTCGGTCGTGGTGATGGTTATGAAATACTCAAGATGAAAAAGATGATTGAGTTTACAACCACATCATTCCTCAGAGGTCTTACATTCAACAATGCAATCGTTATTGTTGACGAAACAAATAACATGCTGCTATCGGAACTCGATACAGTCATGACCCGCATGGGTAATAACTCACGCATCATCTTCTGCGGCGACTATCGCCAGACTGATCTAAATAAGCCACATGAGCGTGAAGGTATTACACAATTCATGCGTATTACAAATCGCATCAGTAGTTTCAAACATATCGAATTTCAGAAAGAAGATATTGTTCGCTCTGGTGTTGTCAAAGATTATATCATTACAAAGACTGAAATGGGTATATGACAAAAAAGATTGTTATTGTAACAGGTGGATTTGATCCGATACACTCTGGGCATATCGCTTATATCAAGGCTGCAAAGTCTCTAGGCGATATGCTCATTGTGGGTCTAAACAGCGATGCATGGTTGACTCGTAAGAAAGGTAAACCATTCATGGACTGGACTGAGAGAGCGACCATCTTACGCGAACTGCGTGATGTAGATGATGTATATGGTTTCGATGATGATGACGGAACAGCAATAGATTGCATACGTTTTGTCAATCGATATTATCCAAACAATAAGATCATCTTTGCTAATGGTGGGGACCGCACCGCGCTAAATATCCCAGAAATGAATTGCGGAATTGATGGCGTTGAATTTGTATTCGGCGTCGGTGGTGAAAACAAATTAAACAGCTCCAGTTGGATACTGAAAGAATGGGAAAATGAAAACACTATCAGAACTCCTCAAACAAATTAGAGAAGAAAAAGAAGATCCAATGATCATCGGCCGTAAGAAGGTCGATGCAAAGCACCTTGTTCCTACTCGCGCAAGCTCCAAAGGTGGAAGCGGCGGCGATGGTGGTAACGGCGGTGGTGATGGTGGTGGCGGTGGTGGAGGCGGCAGCCTTGAGGAAGATACCATCGAAGAAGGCAATCCACTTTCACGCATGACAAAGCAGGATGAAGAAGGTAAACATTCAATTATCATGTCTGCTGAAAGACATAACTTGACACCTAAAGAGAACCGTGCTAGAATGAATACGCTCAAAAAGCAATGGCGTGAGCGAGGCTACGGCTTTCGTAAGACTGAAGGAAAGTGGGATGAAGGCGGCGGTGTCGGTAAAGAAAACTCATTGCATGTCTATGCCAAGAGCCCAAGCAAAGAACACTCTGCGGAACTCTTGAAACATGCAAAAGAACTCTCACAGCACCACGATCAAGATGCCTTCATTCATCGTTCACCTAAAGGAACTGGAACTGCGGTCTACACAGGCACAGAGAAAAAAGGTGAGAAGGTAACTTACGGTAAGACTGCTTACAATAAGGACAATCCATACGGTGAAACTCAATACAAAAAGAGCAAGCCAGAAGGACAAAGACCTAAATTCACCTTCAAGGAGTGATTATGAAAATTGGTGATGAAGAATACTATGCGAAACTCAAAAAGTATTTTGAACAAGTAGGACCAAATCCTGGCACCAATATGGCTAGCAAGTGGGCTTGGTCCCTCTCAAAAGAAAAAGAGTTTAAGAAAGTGATGGCTGAGAAAGGTGAATTACAGGCTGAAAAGTCTAACTCAAAACTCCCATGAAAACATTTCGATACCTTAGCAACAGGCCTAAGTTAGAACCTCTGCCCACCGAAGAAATTGATGGTCAGAGGTTCTACATTACTCCAACAGGCAAAAAACTTCCCTCAGTTACAACCGTTCTTGGTCATTCAAAGAAACAAATGATCTTTGAGTGGCGTAAGCGTGTTGGTCAGGAAGAAGCCAATAAAATCTCCACTCGCGCCTCTATTCGTGGTACCAAGTTTCACAATATGCTCGAAAAGTATTTGTGCAATGAGGAAGCAAAACTGATCTTTGAAGATGTTATGCCTGATATGAAACAAGCCTTCAAGGACATTCAATCAACTATTGACTTGATCGACAATATACATTATATTGAAAGCCCGCTTTACTCAGAGGTATTAGGTGTCGCAGGCAGAACTGACGTTATCGCAGAATATGCCGGAGTGCCCTCAATCATCGATTTCAAGACTTCTACGAAAGAGAAGAAAGAAGAATGGATCCAGAATTACTTTGAGCAAGGCACAGCATATTCTCTCATGTATGAGGAGATGACAGGTCGAAGTGTCAATCAAATTGTAATCATCATATCTGTTGATGGCATGGAGAAGCCGCAAATCTTTGTGAAGAACCGTATCGACTACGTTGATTCCCTCATCGAAAAAATCGAGAACTATAAAAAGGAACATTCAAATGTATATTGACCTTTATGGAGCCATTGGGCTTGCTCTACTCTTTGGTTTCTGTGCTTGGTGGAATCATAAGCAAGGTGTAAAGTTAGGTATCGAAGCAACACTCGGCAGCCTTCTTGATCAGAAAATTATCGCTCTCAAAGGTGATAAGATTGTACCTTATGAAAAAAATAAACGCTTGACTTCCAGAGAGATTTGATATAATATATACCATGCTGAGGTCGTTGACGTTAAGTGCAATAGACGAACTGGACGCGGGGGCAGTACCCGCCGCCTCCACCATAGACACTTCGCCACTTAATACATAAATGCGGAGTCTTTCCGGAACACCTTCCGCGGGTCAGGTAGCGGTTCGAAACGCTGCTGTGGAGTGTCTTTGCTGGGGGCGAAATAGGATCGACAGGCGTAGTAAAGACTGTACCGAGACCAAAAGCAAAAACCATAAATGCCAACGATAACTTCGTTGTTGAGGCTCGCTTAGCCGCGTAACCTCTTGGGTATGGGTTCCACCTCGAAACAGAACGGGCCCACTTTGACACACAAACACAGGAGAATACCATGTCAAACAAAACCCCTTATGAACTTCGCGCCAGCCTTTTGCATCTTGCTCAAGGTATTTGTAACGATAAGAACTTTGCCGTTCGCCAGCAATTGGAGAACGATTGGAATATGAAGCGCGAAGAATGGAGTATGAAAGCCGCATCTGGCGAATTTTTCAAACTTCCAACCTTTCCTGATATGCCTACGGTATCTACCGAGGAAGTAATTGCAGAAGCAAGAAAACTGAACGACTTCGTTTCTAACGGATAAGAAACATCATGTCATATATCATAGCATCTATGATTGCTTTGATGGTCGTAGTCATCCTTGGGATGACTACGGCTTATCTTACGTTATGGTCAGCAATAAAATTCCATGAAGATTTTGAAGACAGAGTAAGATCGGTCTTGCTTTCCGTTGTCTTTGATGTTATAATAGTATTTACATTGATGCTCTACGGATCAGCAAATCTCTTGATGGCTATCTTTGCCGGCAAGTTTTTGTTCCTTATTTTCGTAGACCTTGAGAAAACGCTGAGTCAATAATGGCAACCAAAGAAGAAATCACTAACTTTTCCATGCTAATCGAAAACTTAGTATGGGAAAAAGATATTACATATATGGAAGCGGTCGTTCTATATTGTGAGCAGACTGGCTTTGAGGTTGAGACTGCTGCTAAGTTAGTCTCTGGTGCATTGAAGTCTAAGATCAAACTAGAAGCCGAAGAACTGCATTTCTTGCCAAAGTCAAACACATCGAAGTTACCAATATGACACATTTCAATTCTAGTGAAGAATTATTAATCAAGTCTCTCAAGCGCAATGCAACTAAACATGCGTTTCGTCTTGTTGAGAAATTAGGCAGCCTAAAAGGTTTGAATAATCAAATCGACATGGGCAAGATTGTCATTGCTGGTGGTTGTTTTGTTTCTTGGTTTCATAATGAAGAACTGAATGATATTGATGTATTCTATCTAGACGATCACAATACCAGTTTCGCTGGTCAGGCTTATATCGGTAATGCCATAGCCAATAGACCTAATTCTATCAAAAGTCATGAACATTATACCCGATATAATGATATGATTACAAGTGTGTTTACTGAGCAAGAAGCGGACACCATGTTTGATTATCAATATATCTTTACAAAATATAAGACGCGCCGAGAACTAGTCGATCATTTCGATTTGGCTCATGCCACAATATCATACAATATTGGTGAAGCTAAACTGTATATCACTCGCCAAGCCTATGATGCATTGAAGAATAAGAAGTTGGTGCGAAATGGTAAAGGTGATATTGCTGAATGGCGCGTCGAGAAGTTTTTGAAAAGAGGTTGGACAAAAGATAAAGACTTTGATAAAGAGGCTGGAGATTTTCTCAATTCACCGATTATGCCAGTTTCAGATACATTCTCGGCCTTTGGACCTCTCAAAACACCTGATGAACTTCTAAAGAAAATGGCGGCTGCTGCACTTGGATCATGAGAATGTCATCATTTGACACATACAGTCTTTTCTTGGCGTTGAAGAACCACTTCACGCAACCTAGCTATGATTACTTCAAGTATCATGGTAAGACCAATGCATCGCCTGATAGTTTCATGGCTCGGCGTGACCGCTTTCAATTTCAGAAGTTGTCGCGCAAGGTCGATGCAAATCAGATGAAAGACTTTCTCATTGCTAATCTGATGGCAGGCAAGAGTTGGGTTGGTGATTTTTTAGAAGATGATGCACATGACATTTATCTAGCCTATGCAAAGCGTAAGCAAGCCTTTTCTTATGTATTTGCAAATGAACTAGATAAATTATTTGGCGAGTATTCGCCGGAGTGTGCTTTCAAGATAAAAGACGGTCAGATACCACCTGTTCTGAACTGTCTGATGAATGGCACAATCTCGCCTGAAACATTTGCCATTCTGGACCGCTTCATCGGTTTCTCTAAGGTCTTTGATGAGAAGCTAGATGATGATTATATCTGGACTAAGTATCGCAATGTAGTTGTCAAACTCTATCCTTTCTTAGAGTATGATAAGAAAAAGGTATTGCAGATATTGAAAGAAAAGATCAAGGAGTATTCTGATGGTGAATGAAGATGCAATGAAGAATATGTATAAAGAAGGTTTCAAAGACGGCTTTGATGCTGGCTATGAAAAAGGTTTGAGAGACGGTAGACAGCCAGTGAAGGTTAATACATCGCCTATCAACAATGTCTGTTCTAAATGTGGAATAGACTTTAACGGAAAAGCATTTGGTTATGTCTGCTACAATGATGGTTGCCCATCATTTCATCGCGTGACTTCTCATGCCATGAACTGTGTTGGTGCTACTGGTGGAGTCGGTGCGGTTGGCTCTGTTGGTGTAGTTGATGCAAAAGGTGCTAATGGCGGCACAGACCCAACTTATAACCATGATGGTTATCGTAGGTGATAATAAAAAATCATCTATATACTATTGACATACCGAGATTGGTGTGTTACTATACAAAATATACTTCGCTTACACAACGCTTATACAAAGGAGCATACAATGTCAAGTTTTTCATCCCTCAAGAAGTCCTCAAACACCCTCGAACGTCTAGCCAAAGAAATTGAAAAGGTCAATGCACCAGCCACTTCTGAAAAGAAGGGTGATGATCGTTTCTGGAAACTAGAGCGTGATAAGTCCGGCAACGGCGCTGCAATCATCCGTTTTCTTCCGCCGCCAGCGGTTGATGGCGACGATGCTCTGCCTTGGGTGCGTATCTTTGATCATGGCTTCAAGGGTCCGACCGGCAAGTGGTATATCGAAAACTCGCTGACCACTCTCAATCAAAAAGATCCGGTCTCAGAATACAACAGCAAACTTTGGAATGAATCCAGCGACGATGCATCATGGCAGCGTAAGCAGGCTCGTGATCAAAAGCGCCGTCTTCATTACATCTCAAACATTCTTGTGATTTCTGATCCCAAGAATCCTGATAATGAAGGCAAAGTCTTTCTGTTTAAGTATGGTAAGAAGATTTTCGACAAGATCACCATGCTTATGAATCCTGAATTTGAAGGCGACAAGCCAGTAAATCCATTTGATTTCTGGAAGGGTGCTAACTTCAAGCTCCGTATTCGCACTGTCGATGGTTATCCAAATTATGATCAGTCAATCTTTGAAGGTTCGGCTGCTCTGAATGACGATGACGAAGAACTCGAAAAGATTTGGAAGAAGCAATACTCACTCAAGGAGTTTGTTGATCCGAAGAACTTCAAGTCTTATGAAGAACTCAAGAAGAAGTTGGATGAGGTTCTTGGTGTAAGCGGTGATTTCTCCGCACCACGTTCTGAGCCTAAGCCAATGGCTTCTGAGAAGCCTGTCTTCAATAAGCCGAAGACAGCCGCAGAAGAAACCGCACCATTTGATACTGATGAAGAAGATGATGAAGAATTGGCCGCTTTCAAAAAGTTGGCCATGTGAGGTGCGAATGAAAGAGGGGGCTTCGGTCCCCTCTTTTGTTATCCAAGGTCGGCGTTAGCCATACCGAAGTGGCCGCCTAGTGCTGCATCACCTGTATCAACAAATCTCGTTTTACCGATGGCTCGTCTAAAGCTAGGGTCTTTGAATATATCATCTGTGATTGTCAAAGAAGTATCTGACGATCTAACACTACTAGACTCTGGCATTGTAGGTTGAATAGTAGGTTGCTGCTGATTTTCTTTAAGTGGTGTATTTTCTGTATCAGACATAGTTTCTGTAGTCTGTTTCTCACCAAGTGCATCAGGATTTGTTTTGCTAAGAGGTTGAACATCAACCTGTCTTGTCTTTGGATTGTAAACAGCCTGTTCCTCTTTTGTGTTCATTGTGAAAAGAGGATTGTTACTCTTATCAACCACAACCGAATTATCACCTTTTATGCTTTTAATAGGCATAGCTTTGATTTGATCACTATTAATGCTCTTAGATCCACCTTCGGCAAAAACACTAACAGTTCTATCGACAAGTAATTGTTCAGCAGGTGTATAACTTGAAATTCTTTCTGGTTTATTAGGCTGCTGCTCTTGTGTTGCGGTGACTTCGCTAGGAGCAAGAGTAGGTTCTGTTTTAGCCTGAGCAGGTGGCTTAGGTCTTTCTCTATCAAGTTGCTGACCAGGCAATTCTTCATTGTAAGCCACAAGAGAAGCGGCATCATGAGCTGATCTAAGATCGATATTTGGATTACCTTGACCAAGATTTGAAATATGAAAACTCTGACCAGGATTTACTTCTGCGTGAATGTGATCACCTTCTAGTAGAATTTTAGTGAAGCCTGCACGTTTAAGAGCCTGAATAGTTTGTTGTAATTCTTCTCTTGATTTACCTCCAGTTCTAACATCTACAGCAGAACCGCGAGAGTGTGCACCAGGACCACCAGGCTTTCTTCTTTCAATTTCATGTTCTGGTGATCTATAGGTGCTAGTGATCGTTGTGCCTTCAGGAGCAAATTCTTGAAATTTATTCAAAGCGCCTTGCATATCGGGGCTAAGTTGTGCTGCTCTCTCGGCTACCGATTGGTCTGAGAATAATAATCTTCCATTTCCTGAAAAAATACCTTGCTGAACGGCTCTAGGATCTTGTTTATATAAGTCATTAACTTTACCAACAGCAGACTGTATTTGTTCTGGATTTGATCCGCCACCAGCTGCGGTTAACATTCTATAGAAGTCTTGCTTTTGTCGATCTGTTAATTTGTTATAAAAAGATGTAACACCTTGGCTCAAACCTTGAGGCAGTTGTCCTATTTCTGTTTTACCAGCTAAGAAACTTTCTTCTTCACCACGCATTTGTTTCTTGGCTTCTTCAAGACTAAATGCAATTTGTGAGCCAGGAACACCAGAGGCTTTTGCATTGGATTCATATCTACGCATCCAATCTGATGTATATTGTTCGACGGTCAATCCTCTATTGACCTTTAATTCGTTTTCGTTTAGATAACCTTTTGGTCCTGCATACCATTCTCTTGGCACAGCAGAAATGTCACCATTATTTCGGCGAAGAATATCTTTGATATATGACCTAGCAACAGCATCTTGAACGTCAGCTGGTGCCATCATCGCTCTTGGATATAATGAAGGATCAAAACCTGCTTTTCTAGCCTGTTCTTGCCAAGTTTTATCTGCAAACTGATAACCACCAGATGCGGTCGAACCTTTACCTTCTGCAAAGCTAGTAATGCCATAATTACCAGATGATTCTTTACCTAAGATAGTTTTTCTAATTGATTCAATTTTAGGATCGATAGACTCTGCTCTAGCTTTGGCTTGTTCATCTGAAATTTCATTACGACGATATACTGTATTACCTTGTGAGTCGGTTTGTTTTGAGATACCAGCTTTCTTTAGATCATCATCAGAAAGGTCGCCTAAGAATTTAACTCTTGGATCATCAGCTTTGATACCATTAGCCTGCATTTCTCTGAGCAGTTCTCTTTTGGCATCAGACAGTTGAGCCTTTGCACCAGGATCAGATATTTTCTGGCCAGTCTGTTCTTCCCATTTACGAACCCATCCTGGTTTAACTTCTGGTTGTGCTGCGCGTCCACTCACACCTCTTTGCATCTCTAGATTGGCTTGCTCTCGCGTATATTCTCTACCTTTGAAACCAGGATCAGCAATAGATTTAAGTAATTTACCAACATCTGGATATTGTCTTTTATAATAATCAGGAAACATATCAGCCAATTGATAAGGGCTCAGATTAGAAAGCAGTTGTCTGCCATCCGAACTCTGCAACATAGATAGCCTATCACTCATCGAAAACTTACCGACTAGCTGTGAATAGTCTACCGATAAGTTTTGAAACTTCTTAGCTTGCTTAGTCTGATTCTGTTGGTTCTTATCAATAGCCACCGATTATAACCTTTTTTTAGCCTTGAGTGTTGCTGCTTGGTCACGGGCTTTCTGTTCTTCTTCTTTCAGATAACCCTGTAGTAAATTAATATAGATAAATCTTTCCCATGGTAGCATATTTTCAATTTCTGTCAAACTGTATTTGTGGTGCTGCATGAGAGCGAAATTTGTCTTATAGTAATTCTGTAGCTTGTCATGACCAAGCATTAGTAAAAAAAACTTGCAAAATCCGTATATCTAATGTCGTGTAGATAGCCACACTTGGGGCATTTCTTTTCAACATCAACTGCAAAATACGGAAAATTATCTACAAATAACTCTAGTTTCTTATAGTTTTCTTGCGTCAGGCCTTCGACAAAAACCTGCAATTCTTTTGGTGTATAATCTCTACTCGAATAGACCTTATCTTTTTGCACAATCTGGTCAATACAAGCTGCAATAACCTTGACTTTATTCTCAAAAGCATTGTCATTTTCGTTGAGCGTCTTCATAATTGAGTATGCAGGATATTTTAGTTTGACAGTTGTATTTTTTGAATCATTATCAAATGTAAACGTATTTGGTACTTCAGATTTGATAATTTTTGCTTTAGATATATCAATTTCTGTATCAAATACATATCGACACGGATCACCTTCATCATTGACAGCGTTGCAAGTAAAGCGCATATCGATAGTCTCAGCAATTGATTTGGCTCTGAGCGCAATAAAGAGATAATCAATATCGAAGAATGGTAACTTGTCAACATCTACATTTTTGTCAATCAGACAGTTATTGATGACTTGTTTTGTCGTCTTGATAATTTCTTCAACATCATCCGACTCTGCGGCCATCAATAAGAGTTTTTCTTCTTTAACGAGAAAAGGTCTGACTCGAATTTCTTTTCCGTTAGATGGTAGTTTCAATTCATAGATGGGAACATCTACTACAGGTAAACTCATAATTTAGTCCTTTCATTATAGTTCATAATTAGCTTGATACTTGATTAAGAAATACTGTGGCTGATGTTTGATTTTTTGCTGGAGGATCAATACCTGGTCTTGTCCATGAAGTATAGGTGAATGTCACACCTAATCTTAGAAACTGATCGTCAGCCCACGTTAGAGCCTGTGGGTTGACAAGGACAGGGAAAGCGTCCAATAAACTAAAGTGATATTGTGCATCACCTGCATCATCCATGTGAAATATATCAATCTGAGCCCTATAATCATTTCTATAACTAAAGTTGAACGTATCTGGTGGATTGATAATTGTCTGCCAGTTGTCGAAAAATAATCTTTCGATAGAGTCATTACGACACAAGAATGTCAAAGTAATATCTTCATATTGAGATTGATACGGTAGTTTAAAGTTTGGTCCATAATATCTAAGGTCTACATTGAGAAATCCACGACCTGGATATTCAGCAGCCTCACATAGGTACATCAAATCGTTCTGAAACCCACCAGAGATTTGTTGAATAAGACTACCTTGAGGAGCAATTCGAACCGCAAAACGACAAGACTTTGCTAGACCACCAAATTGGTCAGATAAAGCCTTAAAATCAAGCATTGATATAGATTGCGGTACGTTAGGTATATTTACGACAGCCATTTGTTACCTTTATCTGTTAGATTCCCAGAGTGCTACTGGTAGATTAACCGCATTTTGCCATTCATCTGGTACAACCTCAATAAACTTGCTTCTGACATGCCCGAACAAATATCTCTTGACGCAAGGTCTTGTCACCGAAGCAAGTCGCTTGGTCGTCTGCAATAGATCATATGTTAGCTTGAGACGAGTGGTTGAGTCCATCTTGGTATTATTACGGAACTCTGTGAGTTTATTGATCAACCAACCACGCTCACCTGGGGCTAGATAGTGTAAGTTGATACCAAGAAATCCGTCATTATAGCGTTCGATAGGAAAGACCAGCGGAAAGCGGTCATACATCGGTAGCGTATCTTTATACTTTGGGTCATATAAGAAGAAATACATCTTACCGATCACGGTGCTATCTCGACCGCGCTCGGTATTATTCATAATGTTTTTGCGATAGCCAGCTGCGGATCGTGCTTTGCCGATAAACCAGTCAGACGCTTCTTTTGTTTTATTAATAGTAGCCATAACCTTATTTATTTACTTGCCAAAGGCTTGCCACTATGATATAAAGGGTATGTCCTGGTGCATAATGATTCACTTTATACCTAACTGATCTTCTGTAATAAGTTTGAACTCCCACCCCCTATCAAGACAATATTCTCGTGCAGCCGACCACTTTGCTTGGTTTACACCCCATGTCATGACCTCAGTAAGATACCTCTTTGTTTTCTTAGTCTGAACCTTTGGTTCTGTTGTCTCTTTCTTTGGTTTGACCTCCAGCATCATGGTCTTAGTGCCACCATCTGATGTTTTAGCTCTCACAATAAAATCTGGGAAATACCGATGATACCGGTTGTCTACCGGCGATATATAGGGTATGGCTATTTCTTCCGAAGCCCACTCCAGAATGTTAGTGTTTTCATCCAAATACTTCATGACGCGAAGTTCCCATAATGAACGGAATATGATGTTCGTCGGGTCGCCACGATACTTTTTTGGATTCTTAGGTGAGAAACGTCCTTTGTATGCCATATAAATATGTATGCAACACCACGGGATAATCTAAATGACCGAAATAACGGCTTGGCAACAAACACTAAATCAATTACAGCAAGGGCTCGCTAGTGCTTTAGGTACAAGACCACCTATCGACACAAATAACCCAGGTCTCAATCAAACCAAATATAATTTTCATCATCGTGCTTTTCCAGAAGATTTAGGGTCTAGCCAAAATAGTCATTATTTGGTCATCAATATCAACGTACCTGTCAATGCAAGCGATCAAGTAAGAGGTGCATATTATCGTGCGCAAGGTGAAGGCGGTAATTTTACATCAACCGTTCTAAGAGGTGAATATTCAAAGGTTGATAATCTAAGATTTGGTAGAAATGATCCTTCACCTATTAGTAATATAAGTAATAATAACCCAGAAACTCTAGATATTTTTGGGTTACCAGCAATAACATCAACGATAGGCGGTCAATCAGAATTGCTTGCTCCTGTGAGAGGTACTCGCCGCATTGTTGAATCGATAGCCCTATACATGCCATCACCAATGATTTATAATCAATTGAACGTCTATGAAGATGTTTCTTTGACCTCTATCATGGGTCAAGCAGGAAAACTGGCTGTCGGTGAGGTTGGTAAACTTGTAGGAGCTGCTACGGCGGCTGCTACTCTAAGATCAATTCAAGCAGCTAGACAAGGAAATGCTGCTGGTGGTAGACTCGTCAATGTCGATGGAACTATTATTGGCACAGCCTTTGCTCTAGCTGGTTATCCAATCAACCCTCGCATTGAGGTTCTATTCTCTAATACCACACAGCGCCAATTTAACTTCGAATTTCTCATGGCACCTCGTAGCGAAAAAGAATCATTGACGATGAAAGAAATCATCAAGACTCTTAGATTTCATGCTGCACCTGAAATTCAAGCCTTCACTCTCGGCAATACAAATTTCGGTGTTCCTACATTTATACCTCCAGCAGATTTTGATATTACATTCTATAATGGGTCTAGTGAAAACCTGAATATACCTCGCATCAATACTTGCATTCTAGAGCGTTGTGAGGTTGACTATGCTCCAACAGGAGTTTGGTCTACATTTACTAATGGTGAACCTGTCGCTGCTAGACTTTCATTGGCCTTCAGAGAACTCGAAATTGTTCACAAGCGCCGTGTTGTTCAAGGATTCTAAGAATGAACTTTCTAGATAAATTTCCTAAAGTACCTTATGATATTAATAAGAACTCATATTCTAACTTTGAGAATGTCACCGATCTTACTTTTCGCTTTTCTTTCATAAAAAGTGTTCTAGATAATACTTCAGCATATTATGAATATGCCATAAAAGAAGATGAAACTCCTGAAATTCTAGCAGATCGTGTCTATGGTGATTCTGAGTCATATTGGATGATATTATATGCTAATGACAGATATGATCCTCAATTTGATTGGCCAATGAATAGTGATGCATTTGAAAGGTATGTGGTTGGTAAGTATGGTTCTATTGCAAACTCTAAGATGCAGATACATCATTATGAAAAAATTATTGCTAGACAAGTAGAAAATTCTGAAAAAGTTTATATAGAAAGACAAGTTGTCGATTATAGCACTATTGATCTAATAACATGCACGATTGACGATATTAACGAAGATAGAACTGCTTTCGTTGGTCAAAACATTTTGCAAAAAGATGAAAATGATACAATAACCTTTTCAGGTGTAATATCATCTATTTCAAATAATATTATCGAAATCTCATCACCCGATGGTGTGATACTAAATGACACTTATGTATATGATGATATTTTACTAGACGAACCTATCTTTAGAATTGTTGATAATACACAAGGTAATATTATTTCATACACCAATCTACCACGACAACCTTATTATTCTACTTACACGTTAAATAATAAAAGAGTTGTCGAATCTATTGCCAGAAATGCTGTCAGTTATTATGACCATGAGTTAGAAATGAATGAAAATAAAAGACTTATCAAAATTATCAAAAAAGAATACTATGGTCAGATTAAGAAAGAGTTTTATAACCTTACTAAAACAACTTCAGGTTATTCAAGGGCTTTAGTATAAGATGGCTGGTGAAACACAATATACTACTGGTGACTATTTAGATAATCAAGTCAACATTTCCGTATCTTTTACAAACGGAACGGCTGAACTTATTGATTTTACCGTAGTTGAAGTTATACTTGGTGAAAGCCTTTTGACGCCTGGATTACAGACTTCGGTGAAAGCGCACAGTTATATTCATGCACCAAATAATAAAAATTTTGATAGACTAAAAGGTGCCGGTGTTGAAATTGCTTTGGAAAAGAAAGCACTAAGGAAATTTGGTTATAGATCGACTCTAGACATTAATCAAGTTGTCTATCGAATGGACAATAGATATTTGATCAATAACCAAAACGAATCGCTAACACTCAGGGCCTGTGATCAATCATTACTCAATGATGCTGAAACACTTGTCTCTAAATCATGGAAATGTACCAGCCCTTCTGATATTGTAGAGTATGTTCTTCGTTCTTGTGCTGGAGTCAATAGTCTAGATGTTGAATATTCAGAACCGTCACGCGATTATATTGCAGAAAATATTCATCCATTTCAGGTAGTCAATCAGCAGGCTAACTATGCTCTAGCCAATGGTTATGATCCATCGTTTTTACATTATATGACTTATGAGAATGGTGGCACACACCATTTCCGTTCTCTATCGACATTGACAGAACAAAGACCTGTAGCTGAATTTTCTTATAATGATACCGATGCAGCCTATCCAAATCCAAATTCTATCATGACTTATTCATTTCCTTGTGATTTCGATTTATTATCAGATGTTATGAATGGTATCAGCACCTCAGGTCGATCAATGTCTTCTGTGGCATTATTTGATCCAATGCTCAAATCATTCTCACTCATGGGTGGTGGTGCAATAGGATGCGGTGTTGGTGAAGGTGTATTCAGGTATGCTATTTCAAATCAACTATCTGCAACGAATATGGACGCCTGCCCAGACTATGCAAAAGAATACTTGCTAAAAAGACAGGCTCGCATGGGATTATTAGAAAAGAATAAAGTGGCTCTAAAGATGACCGTGCCTTTCAATCCTTCTCTAAATGTTGGTAAGGTCGTTAGAGTCAGTCTATATAATAAAGAGTTATTACCTAATGAGGTAAAACTCTATGGTTCAGGTGATTATTTAATTTTGAATATGTTTCATCATATTGTTAACGGCGGTTTTTCAGTCACTACAATGGACTGCGTGTCAACAACAGTTGGTCGAGGAGAAGTATAAAGAATGTCAAATTTGCCTAAAAGTTCTGCTGCATCTAGTATGGTCTATGGTATCGTGGTTGGTGGGCATGATGGTGACCCAGCGCCAGATGAGTCTGGTGGTCTTCGCGTTTATTTTCCAGGTATTCACGGAAAAGATGTTCAAGTTGAACACTTGAATTTCAGCCCGCGTATCATGTCTCCAACTAAATCTTCACAGCAAGAATTTCCAGGTGGGCTTGATCCAGGAACGCTTGTCGTTGCATTGAAAGATACAGGTTCAAATTATTGCCAGATTATTGGTATTGCTAATGATACTAATATGTCTGATGAACGCCTTGCTGGTAATATAGACTTGATGCAGTTCGTCAAACAATTTCTCAATACAAATATCAATGTTCGCACACCACCATCAATCTATGAGACGGTCGAAAATGGTGTAAAAGTTCGTAAAGTCCGTGAAAAAGGTTATCATAATCACAATGTTTATAGAGGTCTACCTACGCATGGTGCAATGTATAATCTTTCTGGTGCACCTTTACCAAGAGTATCGGGCATCGCAACAGCAAAACAAGCCTATGATAATCTACTAAACGGTGACATTCTTGGTGCTATTCCTGGCATTTTCATGACACTAGGTAATATGTTCAATCTATTGCAAAGCACAGGTCTGCTGAATAATGTCAATAAAAAAGTGCCAAGAAATGTTGGTCTAGCCATTGGTAGTATCGGCAATCTTATTCAAGGTGTTGAAACGATGGGCGGCGGCAGTTTTAATGTTGGTGGTCGCGTGCATCAGCAAACATATTTGAATAATGCATCTAATCTTCTAAGTCAAGCAAAAAATGTCAGTGATGTGGCTAAAGCCCTTGGAAGACTACAGACGGATCAATCATTATTTGGTCTTGACCAACTAGCTAACGGAATTATTAGTTCTGCGTTATCTTTTGGTCCAAGCCAATTATCAGTATCGGCTTCTGGTTCAATTATGCGCTTTCTACCACCAGAAACAAGACAAGCTATTAATACAGCTATGAAAGCAATCAGATTGTTCAATAGTGTTTATCCTGGTCAAAATCTATTTGGTGACTCCGCTGAACAAATTTTTAGAATGTTAAATCGATTATCGCCGGTATCATTAGCTTTTGCTATATTACAATTAACGAGACTTAATGTTGGTCCGCAGGCTCTACGCTTCAATGCTGTTAATCTAACCACAGTGATGGGTGGAAATCCTTTTGCGTTTATATTACCTGATCAAATGGTGCCTTAAAGGAAATTAAATTATGGCTACAGAAGCAGATATTGCCAAAATTCAAACAGCTTTTGGTCCGCAGGCTCAAGCGGGTTCATATACTATCGATGGGCGCGAAGTTAATTATGATGGACCCGGCTCACAACCATCTGATGATTCAGCAGATACGGTAGAGAATGACAAGCGCCGCACACCCGATTCATGGGACGGTCCAGAAGATGCTCGTTCTCTACCAGGAGCAGGTAGATATCCTAATTATTATTCACATAAGACCAGATCAGGTCATGTGATTATGATGGATGATTCTCTAGGCGCTGAACACGTTACAATTCAGCACCGTGGTGGCACCATGATACAGATTGGACCATCAGGCACACTGAATATCACCGCACATAACGGACAATATAATATTATTTTCGGTGAGAACCGTATGTTGGTCACAGGCGCACATGATATTACTGTGCAAGGTGATGCTTCATTGCGCGTTGATGGTGACTATGACGTAAACGTAAATGGTAATATCAGTTTCAATGCTCAAGGCGATTTAAATCTTAGCGGTAAAAACGTCAATACGATTGCTCGCGGTAATATCGATATTCAAGGTAAAAATAGAACCGAGAAGATCGAAGGTCAGATTACACAGCAGGCTCAAGGCGCTCAATCTATTCTAGCCGAAACGGCCATGACCCTTGCTGCTGCAACAGGTAGCATGGCTATTGCAGCAGGTAATCAAATGGGTCTTGTTTCAAGATCCACATTAGGTCTTAAATCTGGTGCAGCAGTTGGTATCAAAGCAACCGGTGTTGTTGGTGTTGAAGCAAAAGGCGCTGTCACAGTATTAGCCGGCGGTGCACTCACCATGTCAGGCATAGGTGCTTCATCAATTTGCGCTGTTGGTCCTCTGACGCTCTATGGTACACCAATTAGTCAAAACCTTGCTTATATTCCTGCACCTCCTGCATTTGATGCAGCGTTGATGTTTTTACACATTCCTGCTCCGCCTGCTATTCCTGATCCACAGGGTGCGTTAGATTTGATTAAACAAGGTGCTGATATATTATCAGCTTAAATAGGATAACATAAATAAACATATGGCACTCATAGCAAGAAAATTCGACTATTCAGACCTTGACCTCGATTTTATACCACATCCTACAACAGGTGATGTGTTAGTAAAATTTGGCGATGACGCGATCAAACGCTCAGTCAGAAATCTTATTCTGACCAATTTTTATGATCGACCATTTAGACCGTATATTGGGTCAAATGTTCAAAAACTTTTATTTGAGTTGGCTACACCAATTACTGCTAACCTCATCAAAGATTCTATTTTAGAGGTTATTGAAAACTATGAACCTCGAATTAGAATTATGCAATTATCTGTTGAATTAGATGATGAAAATAATGGTTTCAATGTTATTATAGAATATGAGATATTGAATCGTGGCGAACCAGCAATTATAACACTATTCTTAGAGAGAATCCGCTGATATGGCAAGCTCAAACACAGCACTGAGAGTTACTGAGTTAGATTTTAACTCTATCAAAAACAATCTGAAAGACTACCTTCGTAGCCAGTCGGAGTTTCAAGACTTCGACTTTGAAGGTTCAGGTATGTCTATTCTGCTGGATATTCTAGCGTATAACACCCACTATTCTGGTTACTACCTCAACATGGTAGCCAATGAAATGTTCCTTGATACCGCACAACTCCGTGCTTCTGTTCTCTCTCATGCAAAACTTATTGGTTATACACCAAAGAGTGCAGAAGGTGCAACGACGCAACTCAATATTCTTGTCACACCATCAAATTCTGAAGATAATTCTCTCAATGTTTTGACACTGGACAAATACACAAAGTTCTTGGGTGAAGATATTAATGGTGAAAATTACGGTTTCGTAACAACAAATTCTTACACAACCTCAAAAGTTAACAATACATTTTCATTTGCAAATGTAACAATTAAGCAAGGTGAGGTTGCATCTTATCAATATATTATGGATCCATCGAACATAAAAAGAAGTTTTGTTATTCCTTCTTCAAATGTTGATGTGAGCACAATAGTAATTACTGTTCAGGAATCTACATCTAACACATATACAACAGAATATAAACCAGTAGAAGATGTTACAGATGTTAAGAGCGATTCTCCAGTATATTTCTTATATGAAAATGCTGATCTAACTTATACTTTTTCTTTCGGTGATGATTATATCGGTAGAAAACCTAAGAATGGTAACATCATCACATGCACATTACTCAATACTGTAGGAACTCTTAGCAATAACATCTCTCGTTTTGTTGTAGTTGAACCTATACAGAAATATAGAGATAATATTAGTATCACAGCAGCACAGTCTTCTTATGGTGGTTCAAACAAAGAAACTGTTGAGCAGGTTAGATTTAGAGCACCTTATAACTATATAACTCAAAATCGTGCTATTACATCACAAGATTATTCAACAATTCTATTGAAAGATTATTCAAATATTGATTCCGTCTCTGTTTGGGGTGGTGAAGATAATGTTCCTCCAGTTTATGGTAAAGTTTATCTTTCTCTCAAAACGAAAAATAAGTTTTTTCTAACGAACTTAGAAAAAGAAGCTATCAAAAATGATCTAATCAGAACACGAAATGTGTTGACTGTAACACCTGAGATTATAGATCCAGATTATACTTTCTTGATCATCAGAGGTAAAGTAACATACAATCCTTATCTAACCAGCCTATCTGCAACACAACTGACAGACTATGTTCGTGCTGCAATTGCAGACTATGAAGAAAATGAACTAAATTCTTTTGAGTCGGTTTTTCGCAAATCTAAACTTCAGCAATATATTGAAAGTTCAGAAAAATCTATTACAGGTTCAGATATAAAGGTTTATCTACAAAAACGCCTTACTATCAATTCTAATGTTGCACAAAGATATGTAATAACAACCAACTTCCCTATTAAAAAAGGTGACTATAACAATAAATTGTATTCATATCCTGAACTAAACGTCTATGATATTAGTAACTTCATCAGACCTGTCTTCTTTGAAGAAGTACCTTCAGCCTTTACAGGCATTGATTCTATACAAATAGTAAATCCAGGAGTCAACTATGCATCTGCTCCTACAATAACTATTATTGGTGATGGCTCTGGTGCACAGGCTATAGCCACAGTAGGAGCTGGTCGAATTACATCGGTGAGAGTTACAAATCCTGGTCAAAACTATACTAGAGCCACAGTTGCTATTTCTGGTGGCGGTGGTGGAACAGAAGCAAGTCTAGTAACCAAATTGCAGACTAAGATAGGAACTCTTAGAACTTATTACACCAAAATAAACGGTGAAAAAGTTATTGTTGATGATAACGCTGGATCAATCGATTATGAAACAGGCACCTTTATAATTGATCCTGTTAGAAACACAGGTACATTGACGAACGATTTTTACGGTGAAAACACACTAACATTCAATTTACCAATTGATTCAGAAATAATAGAACCTTTACGAAATCGTATTATTACAATCGATCAAAATGATCCTCTGAGCGTTCAGTTTGATATTGTGGCAGAATCATGACTGACAGCAATAACAAAATATCATATCTAATTAATTCGCAAGTACCTTTCTTTGTAAGGAATGAACACCCTAATTTCATTCGTTTTCTAGAGGCTTATTATGAGTTTCTAGAGCAAGAAGGTCAACAATTAGATATTCTAAAGAATATGCAAAAATACTATGATGTTGATACTTCTATAGACCTTTTTCTACAAAAATTCTATGATTCGCTTCTAAAATTTATACCTGAAGAAACAAACGTCGATAAGACATTTCTACTCAAAAATATCAAAGAATTTTATCGTGCAAGAGGAACAGAAAAGTCAATTAACTTTTTGACTAGGATGCTTTTTGGAGAAGAAGTTTCCAGCTTTTATTATCCTAAAAATGACGTTCTACGAGCTTCAGACGGTAAATGGTTCATTGAAAAATCTGTCAAGATTACTGATGTTAAAGTTGATGGTGTTCCAAAAGATGATATTGAAACACTAAAGAAACTTACCAGTCGCAGAATTACAGGTAACACTTCAAACGCTTACGCCCTAGTTGAAAGAGCTGATCCTTATTATGAAGGCGGAACTTTAGTTAGAGAATTGAAAATTTCTGGTATTGCTAGAAATTTCTTCAACGGCGAGCAAATTTATACAACATATTTCGATGATGATGGTACTGAAAGATTTGTTACAGCCAATCTGTTTTCTGGTTCTATCAATACCGTAGAAATTATAAATCCTGGAATAGGTTATTTACCTGGTGACCAAGTTGTTGTAGAAAGCAATACAGGCACAGGAGCTGTAATTGTTGTTTCAGCAGTTGCTAATGGTAACATCGCATTTGTCTTAGCTGAAGCAGGTGGTGCAGGATTTAGAACAGATGATCCTTTGCTGTTTTCTGGCGGCGGCGGTTCAGATGCAAACGGTTCTGTCTTTCTAGTTAGATCAGATTCTTCCGTTCACCCAAATAGTTACAACATTGTAGCCTCTACAATATCTCTTGAAGCCAATACACCTATTGGAAATGCAATTTATTCTAACTTAAGTAGTTCGAATGTAAATACATCTGTATCTAATGCTGTAAGTTATTTTCTTTTTGCAAATACTGGACCTATTCTTGCTCTACAGGTACTCAATGCAGGTAACAATTATACCAGTCTACCTATAGTAACAGCAATCGCAAATACACAAGTTAGGGCATTAGGTATACTTGGCGCTATGAGGATTGTTGATGGTGGTTTGAATTATCAAATTGGTGATACAATCACTTTCAATAACGTACCTTTCGGTTATGGTGAAGGTGCAGCAGCTAATGTCACCAATGTTTCTGCTAATGGTAGAATTACACAAGTTAAGTTTGTACCTGTTCCTGGTCAAATAACAGGTGGTTCTGGTTATGATCAAAACTTCTTACCACTTGCAACAGTTAATTCAGCTAACGGAAATGGTGCAAATATCGTCGTAACAACTGTTCTTGGTGATGGTGAAACTCTTAGAGCAAACACATCTTTTGCTGGTGCAATAACGCAATTATCGATAATTTCTCGCGGGCTAAACTATAGAGAAACTCCTACACTCAATCTACAAAGCAAAGGTGATGGTACAGCACAGGCAAGCGCAACAATTATTGAAGGTATATTCACATATCCAGGAAGATACTTGAATGATGATGGTCACTTATCTGGATACAACTTCTTAGAAGACAGAGATTATTATCAAGATTTCTCTTATGTCGTCAAATTGAAAAGATCGATAAATGAATACAGACAGGCTCTAAAAGGATTGATACATCCAAGCGGTATGAAAATGTTTGGTGAATATCTATTCTATGATGATGGTCAGACACTAAATGCCCGTATAAGCGAAACATCAGGTGTATATGCAAATGGTACCTATAAAGGAACTTATGTTGCAACATCTAATGCTAATGGTAAGTTGATCACAGTTTCTACAACCTTTGACAGAGTTGCCAGCGGCAACTCTAACGTATATCTAGAATTTTCTAATACGACGATAAACTTGACTAACGGAATATATAAATCGACTTCTATCAATTCCAATACGTTTGTCGTATATGTTGCAAATACACCTATGGTAGGTACGGTTACTGCAAATAACGGTAATGGAAACACAAGCATATTGATCGGCACTGGCACCAACTTCAGCAGTTTAGAAGTAGGTGACATTATTAAGATAAATGGCTTCGCTAACAATTTCTATGTCGGTGCAGTAGCAAATGATACACATTTGACTATTTCTGGAAGAAACTTACCAAGAAATGTCGTAGGTAACACATACTATAGAATTTTCTATCCAGCTAATTCAAACGGTATAACTTACTTTACAAGAGTATAAATAGATAGTATCGTATATTAGGAACTAAAAATGGCTTTTTCTGTATTCTCTGAAAACTTGCGAGTATATAATGCTGAACAGTTTTTAACATCTGTTTCACAAACAGGCCCAACAAATATTTACTTGACATTTGGTAAGCCAACGCCTTGGCCAAATGATGCTGCGCCTATTCAAGCCAATTCTTCCGTTACTGTTTTCAATGATGTATGGAAGAATATGATTGGTGCTAAACTGATCACAGGTAACGATATTAGACACGTTATACCTAGACATGATTGGACTGCAAATACAGTTTATGATATGTATGATCATTGCACCTGTTCGCTTATACTTTTTGATGCAAATGTTAAGTTTTTTGTAGTCACTTCTGATTGGAATGTCTACAAGTGTCTGAATAACAACAATGGTGCACCTTCAACCATTATGCCAACGCAGACAGTTATAAACTCATCAATTCAAGAAGCGGACAATTATGTTTGGAAATATATGTATACCGTCTCTGAGAGTGAGAGACTGAGATTTACTACGGAAGATTATATACCCGTTCGAACACTAACCGTTGATAATAATTCGCTGCAATGGAAAGTTCAAGAAAATGCTGTTGATGGTGGTATTGAAGCTATCAAAGTTTTAGACGGTGGTTCAGGTTATTCTAATGCTGCAAACATAACTGTAACGATTACAGGTGATGGTAGAGATGCGGTTGCCGTGGCTACTATAGATGCATCAAATTCAATTGATCAGATTTTATTAACAAATCCTGGCAGTTCATATACATTTGCAAACGTATCTGTTACAGGTGATGGTGTTGGCGGAAACTTCAGAGCTATGATAAGCCCTCCAGGTGGACATGGTAGCGATCCAGTGAGAGAACTTGGTGGTTCATATATTTTACTTAATCCTCGACTAGTTAATACAGAAGGTGGAAATTTTTCTACTGACAACGAGTTTAGACAGGTTTCTATCCTGCAAGATCCAAAAGAAGTTTCAGGTGATATTGCAAACGGTATCAGTTACTCTCAGACACTACAATTAATTTTAAGCCCAGGATCAGTTGACTACATTCAAGATGAAGTAGTTTATCAAGGACTATCAATACAATCACCTAGCTTCACCGGAGTGGTATCTTCTTGGGATAAAGGTAATAATGTTATTAAACTAACAAATGTGGTTGGTGATATACAATCGAGTGTTTTGACCGGCATAAACAGTGCGGCAATCAGATTCGTTGAAGCTATCACAAGAAACAAAGAACTATTAGACTACTCTGGAAATCTACTATATATTGATAATGTTTCGCCTATTAAAAGAGCCGACGATCAAACAGAAGATTTTAAGATAGTAGTGAAATTCTAAAAGGAAAAAATAAAAAATGGTCGATCCAGTCATTTCATCTAGTCAATTTGCTTCCGGTAACACAACGAATCTGACCAATACTTCGTTGACGACCGATTTTAACGTCATACCATATTATGACGATTATGATCCTAATAAACAGTTTTATAGAATCCTTTTTAAACCAGGATTTGCTGTTCAGGCTAGAGAATTGACACAAATTCAATCGATGTTGCAAAATCAAATCTATCGATTTGGACGACACGTTTTTAAAGAAGGTAGCATTGTTTTACCAGGCGGTTTCACACTCAAGGTCAATAGGGGTGAAGAAAAAGCCAACCCTATGGATTATGTTAAGTTAAAAGATGTTGACACTTCAAACAATGTCATCGATGTTAAATCTTTTGTTGGTGAGACCGTAACAGGTCTTACAAGTAATATTGCTGCATACGTTGTTGATGTGGCCGTTCCAGACGGTACAGCAGCCAACTCTGCCACACTCTATGTTACATATTTGAGTGCTTCATCGTCAAACAGCGCACAAAGAGTTTTCATTGCAGGTGAAACACTTTCTTCGGCAAATGTAGGAACTTGTATTGTTAAAGACAATGATCCTGTAGCTAACACAGGATATGCATCTTGGTTTCAAATTGAAGAAGGTGTTTATTTTGCCAAAGAACACTTTATCTATTTTCCAACTCAATCAATCGTTCTTGACCGCTATAATCCAAATCCTTCTTGTAAGGTTGGCTTCTACGTTTCAGAAGAAATTATCAATGCTGCTCAAGATTCCTCATTGTTAGACCCAGCATTGGAATCATCTAACTATTCTGCTCCTGGCGCAGATAGACTTAAACTTCTAAGCACTTTGTCAGTTCTTCCGTTTGATGATCCTGCCGGTGCGCCAGATTTCGTAACTCTCTTTACGATCAGAGACGGCGTAATTCAACTAACAAATGAAAAAGCTGACTATAATGAACTTGGTAAGAGATTTGCCGATAGAACATATGATGAGTCTGGAGACTATGTTGTTAGAGGTTTGAATGTTCAAGTTAGTGAACATGATAAAATTACAACTCCGGTAGACAACCGCGGTCTTTATGCAAATGGAAATAATCAACTCTTGGTTGTTTCTGTTGACCCTGGTTATGCATATGTGCAAGGTTATGCCGTTGATGTAAGAGATCGTATAACTATTGAAGTTGAAAAACCAACAGACTTTAGAAATGTCGAATCTTCAATTATTTCTGCCTCTATGGGACAATACCTAAGAGTCAGTGAAATGGTCGGCTCATGGCAACTTGACAAAGGTTCAAGAGTTGATTTCTATGATCAAGTTCAAAAAAGAATCACTGCTGGCGGAAATACTGTTTCTCAAAAATGGTCTACTGGTGCTCAAACTGGTAGCAAAATTGGTTCTGCTATAGTTCATTCTATTCAATATGTAAGCGGCACACCTGGTTATGATGCTGTTTATGACATTTATCTTTCAGATGTTACAATGACAGGTGCCAATGCTGTTGGCAATATTAGAAGTCTTTACTACGATAATTCACCACATTCTGATATTGGTGCTGACGTTGTTGGTGCTAATAACGCCTCAACAAATACATCTTTTGGTGGATTAACTCAAGCTCCTCTTCTGTATTATGTGGGAACAGATTATGCAAAAACTATAAGAGATGTTAACGGTAATCCTCAAACAGTATATTACTACTCTAAAACAGATGGTATCTCATCTACACTTTTTGTTCCATCTAGTGGCACTTTGGTTTTTGCTCCAGCACTACCAACAAATGATATTTTACCATACGGAACATCTACACTATCTGCGGCAGATATTTCACAAGACCTCTTGGTTACTATTAACGAGACCTTTAACATTGGTCCTCTATTTTCTTCAGCCACAGTTTCAGCATCAGGTAATAGATTGAATGGTATTGGAACAACATTTACAAGTTTAAATGTTGGTGATAAACTGGAGATTGCTGGTCTTGCAAACACCTATTATATTACATCTATTGCAAACAATACCACATTGACAGTATCTAATACTGTTCCTGCATCTGTTACCAATAATGTGATCTTTAAAGCCTACAAAACAGGTGATATTATCAATCTGAATGGTAAAGGTGTTGATGCTGGTGCTCAGAGAACGGTGCAAGCAACACCAACCACACTAACTATAGATTTTAAAGAAAATCTTGGTTCAGACAGAGATATTACAATTACATATAAGGTTGCTTCAACATCTTCAGCTGAAAAGTTAAAGACTTTGAAACCAAATAGATACGTTAAGATTAGTTGTGCGACCGCTGGTACAACTGGTCCTTTCAATCTTGGTTTCTCAGACGTTTATCAGATTAGAAACATCATTAGAAAAACAGGTTCAGCACCAACTTCTCTTTCTGATGGAACTAATGTAACTAATTACTTTACATTAGATAACGGCCAGAGAGATACAATGTATGATCTGGCTAGAATATTCAAGTCAGGATCAATTACACTGAGCGCATCTGACTTCTTGCTAGTAGAATTGGACTATTTTGAACCTACTACTTCAGGTAAAGCAGGTTTTTATACAATTGATTCATATCCAATTCAAGATAATGATGCTTTAAGTTCTAACTCAACTATCAGAACAGAAAATGTTCCAATTTATACATCTTCAACAAGTCGTGCATCATATGATCTAAGAAATCATATCGATTTTAGACCAGTTAAAACAATTACTGCTGCCGATGCAACATCTATTGGAGCGGCTACAACTAATCCTTCTAACACATCGACAACATATACATTTGCTGCAACTGGTCTAAAATTTGTAGTACCTTCAACCGAAGTTATTTACGACTACTCATACTACCTTGGTCGTAAAGATGTTGTTGTTGCAAATAAGACAGGACAGTTTAATGTTATCAAGGGTGTGCCCGACATGAATCCTGTTGTTCCAGATTCTCTGGAAACACAGATGATGTTGGCTATCGTTGATGTTGCTCCTTATCCTTCTCTATCGCCTGCATATGGTAACATTTTGAAAAGAAAAGATTTGGCTTGTTCGGCAAGAAAAGTTTCAAATCGTCGCTATACCATGCGTGATATTGGTATTCTTGATGAAAGAATTAAAAACCTTGAATATTATACATCTCTAACACTACTTGAAAAAGATGCTCTAAATCTTAAGATCATAGACGCTGAAACTGGCTTAGATCGCTTTAAAAACGGTATCTTTATCGATACTTTCCGTGATACTGCCTTGTCAGCTGCCGGAGTCGATAGAGATTATAGAATTGCGAATGATCCAATTGAACTTACTATCAGACCATTATTCTCCACAGAATCTATTGGATATGATACAATTTCATCATCAGGTGTCGTAACTAAAAATGGTGTTGCACTTCTTTCATATACTGAAGCAGAATATTTAAAACAAACAGATGTTACGGATAGTAGAAATATTGAAAGAGGTAACTATCTTTTCAGAGGCACACTTGATATTTTCCCAAAACAAGATGTTTGGGTAGACACTTCTTATGCACCTGATGAGGTCGTCAGTATTACTTCTGACGGTGCACTACTTGATATTGACACGAGTAATCCTGGTGATGACACTGCTGCTGCAATTACAAAAGGTGCAAGTTATACGGTTTGGGAAGGTTGGCAGAGAAACATCACAGGATATAATCTCTACAGAGGTGAAGGCGCCAATAAGAGATTGGTTGGTGTATATCGCACACAAGCCGAGGCTGCACAGGCTGCAAGTCAATGGACAACACAGCAATTTGGTAGTTCAGCCACAATTCAGGCAGTAATTGTTGATTCTAGACGTGGTACAAACTACTTCACATCATCAAGCACAGATACGGCAGTTGGTTCTAATAAACTGATTTCTAGTGAAGTTATTCCTTACATTAGACCTCAGACGCTTTATGTTCGCGGTTATAATTTGAAACCATATAGTAAGATGAATGCCTTCTTTGATGGTATCAATGTAAGTCAGTTTTGCACACCTTTAACAGAAGCACAATATACAAATTTAACAAGCAATCTTCCTGCAACAGGTATCGCAGCCGAAGGTAGTAATTTGATTGTTGAAAATGATGGTAACATCTATTTTGCTTATAGAATTGAAAAAGGTAAATTTAGAACAGGTGAAAGAAAGTTAACTATCATTGATGGTGAACAAATTGATCCTGATCAGCTATCAAATGAAGCCGATGCTTCGACAATGGCTGCTGGTGACTTCTTTGCAGACGGAACAAAACAAGTTCTACAAAAAACTGTATATTCTACAAAGAGCACCAAAGTAACACCGACAACTGGAACATATGAAGAAAATAGATCGTTCACAGAAACATATCTACCAAACACATGGACGCCTCCAGCTTATCACGGTCACTGCTGCTTTGATCCTAATGCTAAAGTTCTCATGGCAGACTTTACATATAAGCGCATTGCAGATATTCAACCTGGTGAAAGAGTAATCGGTGCTGATGGTTTCATCAACACAGTTACAAAGCTGAAAAAGACCACAGTTCAAAGAAGAAAGATGGTCAAGTTCAGAGATACAGGTTTCTATTCGACAGATGACCATCTTTTCCTCACAGAAAAAGGTTGGAAAACTTGGACACCAGAAACGCTGATTGCTCAAGATGCTGTTAACGCTGGTTTCCTTGAAGGTGAAAACAAGACACGCGGTATTGACAACGATGACAAAATGAAAGTCATTGAAATTGTCGATGGTAAGGTTGTTGAAAACTTTGTCGATTACAAAGACCTTGGTGCGGAGATTGTTGACTTTGCTTCAGACTATGAAGTTTATGACCTTACCCTTGATGGCAATGCAACTTACGTTGTTGAAGGTTATATTGTTCATAACTGCTGTGTTGCTTATACAGTCTTTGTTAAAGTTCCTAACGATGAAGAAGGTATGTTCTGCACAGGCTTTGATGTTTATGTTCAGAGAAAATCTCAGACACGCGGCATGTGGTTTGAAATTCGTGAAATTGATAGCTCAGGTATTATCACGAATACACAAATTCCTGGTTCTGAGAAGAGATATAGAAATCCAGAAATTCAAGTTTCTCCAGACGGCTTGACAAACCCAATGCAGGTAAGATTTGATTCACCTGTATTCCTTTTCAATAACACCGACTATGCATTTATCATTCACTCTGACAGCCCTCCAGGCGCAAAGATTGACCCAGACACCGCAATCTGGATTGCCAGAATGGGTGAAAAGGATCGTAATACAGGTAAAGCATATAATGATCGTCAAAGAAAAGGTAAATTCTATTCAACAACAAACAATAGAAAATGGGATATTGTTGAAGATGTTGATACACCAATTACAGTTTATAGAGCAAACTTCAATACTTCAACGGGTACAATCACTCTTGGTAACAAGGGTGTTGAAAAGCTAATTTTGAAAAATGTAAGTTCTTCACTAAGCAATAGAGTTGGTGATTACTTCTCAACTGGTGATATATTACTACTATCTGGCGCAAACGGAACAAATAGCATTTCTATATCAGATAGATTCTTTGGAAATACTTCAACATCTAATGCTAATGGTCAAGTTGTTTCAATTAGCGGCGGCTCATACACCTTGTCTAATACAGGTTATCAGATTGGTGAAAAAATTGATGTTTATGCTAACAACGGTTCATATAAAGGTATTTCTGCAACCGTTGCATCTGTTACAAATAGTATAGCCAAGTTAAGTTATTATAGTGAAACTTCTGCGAATATCTATTCAGAGTTTGTAAATTCAAGTGGTGGATTTGTTCAGAACACAGTCATTAGAAGCCTTGGAAACTCTGGATACACTTACAGAGGTGAAGTTGATTATGTTGGTGATTTCAGATATTCTTCTATCTCATTTGAACCAAAGGTTCTTGATTTTATTAAGACTGATTTAAACTATGAAATGAGAACAGTATCTAATGCAGCTGTAACAAGTTTAGGACAATTTGAATCAATTTTCCCATCAGAAACGACCTATTTTGAGGAAGAAAAAGTTCTACTATGTAGATCAAATGAAATTGTAAATCTTAGTGGTTCTAAGTCAAATCAAATTCGTGTTTCGATGCAGACAGGTTCTCAATATGTTTCACCTGTGTTTGATCTTGATACATCACATTCAATTTATATTGATAACATCATTAATGATGATACAACAGATGAGACTAATCCTTCTGGCGGTAAAGCGGTAAATAAGTATATTTCTCAAACTATCATTCTGGCTGATGGTCAAGATGCTGAAGACTTGAGAGTTTATCTAAGTGCTTACAGACCACCAAATACTGATGTGATTGTATATGCTAAGTTCTTGAACGGTTCTGATGGAGAAACCTTTAACCAGAAAAACTGGACACTTCTTGAGAAAGAAGGGAGTGGCGATTCTGTCTATTCATCTCTATCAAACAGATTTAACTTTAGAGAATATGTTTATAAAATACCAAATTCAAATATGACAGGACCAGATGGCCAATATCAATATGATGAAAATGGAATAACATTCACAGGATACAAGTATTTTGCAATCAAGATTGTCTTAACTGCAACAAATTCTGCTGTTATTCCTAGAGTGGCTGATTTGAGAGCCATTGCAATTCAAATGTAAGAGGAGATTTGACTAATGGCTCTCACAAAAACTGAAGTTCCTGGTATCTATAAAGAGTGCGAAGGAGTTCTTATAAATAAAGATGATGATGGTCTTGTTGCATATAAGAAACTTAAATCACAGTCTAAAAAAATTGCAACTTTTGAAAATGATCTAAAAAGTTTGAAGAATGATATGGCTGAGATCAAAGAACTACTTAAAGGATTGGTAAAATAAAATGACTATTGCAAACGTAGCACTCACAGATACATTCGATCAGTGGCGCACTAAAACAAATCAACTTATCAATGTTTATGATGAAACCAATCTTCTTGCAAGATCGTCATATAATGCTACCAATCTAGCAGTTGTTACCGCAGTCAACATTGCCGCTAATGTTATTAGCGGCAACTCTGGTGTTTATACAACAATCTATAATAATGCTAATACAATAACAAATACAATCCTTACAATTCAGCTTACGAATTTTTATGATTCTGCCAATGCATCTTATGATACGTCAAATGCAGCAATAGAGCTTTCTAATATTGCATATGAGCAATCAAATGTTGCTATAAATGTATCAAATGCAGTAGAAATATTTTCTATTGATACAAGAGTAATTGCTAATAATGCTTATGATACAGCTAATACATTTGTTTCAAATTCTGCAAATATTATTGCATATGTTTTATCATCCAATTCTTCTTTCTCTAACACTGTTAATGCAACGGCTGCTATTATTGCTGAAAACGTATTGTCCAATACAGACTTTGGTCTAGCTTATAATACGGCTAACTTAGGTTTCAACAAAGCCAATTCTGCCAATCTTCTAGCTTATGAAACAGGAATTGGTGCTAATGCATATGCCAATTTAGTCGTTCAAAGTGCTAATGCCTATACCGATTTGGTCGTTCAAAGTGCTAATGCTTATACCAATGCGGTCGTTCAAAGTGCTAATGCTTATACCAATGCGGTCGTTCAAAGTGCTAATGCTTTTGCTTCAGCTACCATCGCTGGTGCCAATACTGCCGTTGGAGCAGGTGCCAATGCTTATGCCAACCTTGTTTGGTCAAGAGCTAATGCTTTTACCTCCGCAACAATTGCTGGTGCTAATACTGCTATTGGTGCTGGTGCTAACGCTTATGCCAACCTTGTTTGGTCAAGAGCTAATGCTTCCATTAGTTCAATAGGATCAGCAGCTTTCAATAAAGCAAACGCAGCCGCACAGCTATCATTCACAACTGTAAACGCAGGCGGTTCTAATCTTTTAGCCGGTTCTAACAACGATACGCTAACACTTACTGGATCATCTAGCGTATCTATCTCAGGTAATCCTACAAATGATACGGCCACCTTTGATCTGACGAATAGCGGCGTGTCTGCCGGCACTTATGGAACAGCAACATCAATTCCTGCAATTACAGTTGATGCCAAAGGTAGAATAACATCTGCTTCTGGTGTAGCACCTGCGTTCTTATCAACAGGTGGTGGAACACTCACTGATGATTTGACCATTTATAGAAATTCTGCTCCTACAACAGGCGCAGTATTTCTTGGTAACTCTGGTGCCAGATACCTATTTTACAATGGCACAAACTATGAACTTCCTGGTGGTCAACTTGCTATTAACGGTAGCACAGCACTACATGCAGGTAACTATAATTCATATTCACCAACGCTAACAGGTGGTAATGCATCCGGAACTTGGAATATCAATGTTACAGGTAGCGCCGGAACATTTACTAGCACAAGTCAAAACTCACAATTCAATTCAATTGGTGTTGGCACAGCCGCATCAGGTACCGCTGGTGAAATTAGAGCAACTAATGAAGTTACAGCATATTATTCAGATACTCGTCTCAAAACTGATATTGAAAAAATTAGTAATGCTTCCGATAAACTAAAATCAATTAGTGGTATTCTTTATAAAAATAATGAACTTGCCAAATCTTTTGGTTTTACAAAAGAAGAGCGTCAAGTAGGTGTCTTAGCACAAGAAATCAAAAATGTGCTTCCAGAAGCAGTTAGAAATGCACCATTTGACATTGCTGAAGACGGCACGAGTAAGTCTGGTGAAGATTACTTGACAGTTAAGTATGAACTTCTTGTGCCGTTGTTGATTGAAGCCCTCAAAGATGCTCTTGAAAGAATTGAGAAGTTGGAGAGCAAATAATGCCATTACCAAGTTCTGGTCCTTTGTCACTTGGAGATGTTAACGTAGAGTTAGGATTAAGTAGGACAACTCAAAGAGGACTTGCAGAAGCTACAACGAGAAACCTCTATAATAAATCTTCCGGTGCAATACGACTTGCAGCTGATGGTTATGGAAAAACAAGATATGTTTGCCAATTTATTGTTATTCCTTCTGGCGGCGGCGGAGGTTATAACAGAGGAGGAGGAGGCGGCGGTGGATTTTTTTATACCGGTACTTTTGATATATCACTCGACACCGCTTATGGGTGTCAAATAGGCGCAGGAGGTGCCGGTGGTACTTCTGGAGTTAAAGGTAGTGATGGGGGTCAAAGTGTTTTTTTAGCTAATTTGACAACTGGCGGCGGCGGCGGTACAGGAAATGCTACAGCTTCTCTAAGAAATGGTAATTCTAGAGACTCCGGTCAAGGCGGCGGTGGTGGTGGTGGCGCAGGGGCATTGGCATCGAACTGGGCTGCGGGAACTGGTGGAAATATTGGAGGATCTATGCTCTTTTCTACTGGTGGTAATGGTGGCGGCACAACATCTGTTACTGGTTTTGGTGGCGGAGGAGGTGGCGCAGCAGGCTATACAGCTGGAAATGGTCAAAATGGAACAACAACAAAAGGTGGAAACGGTGGTGCTGGTCTAGGCTATACGATTGGAGGATTGTCATCAACGGCCGGCGGCGGTGGCGGCGGTGGTGGTGGTACAGGCAGCACGGGCGGCACCGGCGGCGGTGGAAATGGCGGCACTACTGGCGCTGGCAGCGCGGGTAGCTCTAATAACGGCGGTGGCGGCGGTGGCGGTGGAGCTAATGCTAACGGCGGTAATGGAGGTTCTGGAATTGTTTATCTTTATTATCCAATTGCATTGACTCTAACTGTAGGAGCTGGACTAACATCTGGCACGAACTTTATTGGATCGCCTCCAACGCATAAACTCACACAAATTTCAGCTGGTTCTGGTTCTATTACTTGGACATTGTAACATAAAATGGAGCAAATATGGGACACTATGCATTTTTAGACGATAATAATAACGTGATAGATGTTATTACAGGTAAAGATGAAGGAGAAGATGGTATCGACTGGGAAGATTTTTATTGTAAAACCGCACAAGAAATGGAAAGAACTGATGTAAAATGTGTAAAAAGAACATCATATAATACAAAAGGTGGAATACACTATGATGTTAATACGGGTTTACCATCTTCTGATCAATCAAAGGCACTTAGAAAGAATTATGCTGGTATAGGATATACTTATGATCCAAATCGTGACGCATTTATTCCACCAAAAGCATATGATAGTTGGACTCTAAACGAACAAACGTGTCTTTGGGAACCACCTGTGCCATATCCAGATGATGGTGAATATTATGATTGGGATGAAGATACTTTGAGTTGGAAATAAATATAAAACAACATAAATACCTAAAAAGAGATTTCAATGGCAGCATATGCAGAACTTTACCTAGATCAAGGTACAACATTTAATAATGTCATCAATTTGACAGATGATGTTACAAATGCTTATATCAATGTTGCTGGTTATGTGGTTCGCAGTCAAATGCGCCGTTCTTATTATTCGCAAAATGCTAGTGCAACTATCACATGCACTATTACAGATGCACCAAATGGTGAGATTACCATGTCTATGACAGCCGCTAATACTTCATTATTGAAGGCTGGTCGTTATCTATATGATGTTGAAGTAGTTGATACATACGGAACAGTATCTCGTATATTAGAAGGTATCATCACAATCACACCAGAGGTCACTCGCTAATGTCTATCAGAGTAACAGTAAACTCGGTACCTAAGAACCGAGTTTCTATAAATAGTAAAAAACAAGAGACCGTCAGAACTGTAGGTATAATTCCATCTCAGGCTTCTGAGTTTTTATCAAGTTTAAGAGACGTTGATGCAAGTGATCCTGACAATAATGAGACCCTCGTTTATGATGCAGCAACAGGAAAATATGTCGTAAAAGAGCTACCAATATTAAATGGGGGAACCTTCTAAATGTCCAATACAGTCATTCAAATAAAGAGATCGATAAGCACGGCCGTGCCACCCTCTCTAGGTGCAGCCGAACCTGCTTATTCATATGTCTCAAATAAACTGTTTTTGGGTGATTCATCAGGAACTGGTGTCATTGCCATTGGCGGTCAATTCTACGTTGATCAGCAAAATACAATTTTTGATATTGCCAATGCGGCCTTTGAAAAAGCAAATACTGGTGATCCTGTTGGTAGTGCAGCGTTTGATACAGCCAATGCAGGTTTTGGTCTTGCTAATAGCAATTATGCTGCTGTTGTTGCAGCATACGGTCAAGCCAATATAGGAACAACAACCGCTGTAGCATCATTTGACTTTGCAAACCTTGTTTCTGACATAGCAATTGCAGGAAATGTAACGGGTAATGCAGCTTTCGATAAAGCTAACTCTGCTAACGTATTTGCTTATAATAATAGCCTTGCAATCACTTCTAACTACGATGCTACAAACGCTGCTTATACTGAAGCTAATACCGCTTCTGCTAGAGGTGTTGCAGCTTATGACCAAGCTAATACTGGTACATCAATCGCAGTAGCAGCGTTTAACGATTCAAATACAAGACTATCAACATCAGGTGGTACTGTTACCGGTGATGTTTCAATCATTGGTACATTAAACCTTTCTGGCAATACAGTATTTGCTAACGTCGAAACACTTAGAATTACCGATCCTTTACTTTACCTAGCCGGTAATAACTACGTTTCAGATATTGTAGATATTGGTTTTATTGCCAATTATAATGACGGTTCTGCTAACCTTCATACTGGTATTTTCCGCGATGCTGGTACAAAAGAATACTATGTCTTCCAAGGTTATAACGAAGAACCTGAAAACAATCATATCGATCCAACAGCTAATGGATTTACACTAGCTGTTCTTAATGCTGACCTTAAAACAAGTAATCTGACACTTGGTGGTCAGAACACGATTGTATGGATTAATTCAGCATACGATCAAGCTAATGTAGGCACAACAGCAGCAGGCGCTGGATTTGATGCTGCTAATGCTTCTTATGGTGAAGCTAATACATCGACGACAAGAGGTATTGCCGCTTTTGGTGCAGCTAATGCCGCATATGATCAAGCTAACACCGCCACATTGCTTGGTGGTATAGTATTTAATGCAGCAAATGCAGGTTTCACAGCAGCAAATACCGCGCAGGCTGTTGCATCAGCTGGTTACGATCAGGCTAACACCGGCACATCAATCGCAGTTGCAGCCTTTGGTGCTGCAAATACCGCAGATACAAATGCAGCCAATGCTTCTTATCTTTCAACAGGTACAGTTCCTTCATCTAGAATTTCTGGTTCATATTCTGGCATTACAGGTGTTGGTACAATAACAGCTGGTACATGGAATGCCTCAACAATTGATGTTAACCATGGTGGTACAGGTAAAACGAATTTTACACTAAACGGTGTTCTATACGGCAACACACTATCACCAATCAGTGTGACATCAGCAGGAACAGAGGGTCAGGTTCTCCAAGCATCAGCAACAGGTGTACCATTATTCGCAATGCTTGATGGTGGAAGTTTTTAGACACACGCTTTTACTATATACCATTATAACTTGGGAGGTTATAATGGAAAAATATGGTTTTATATACTTATGGTATGATAAGAAACATAGAAAATTTTATCTTGGAAGACATTGGGGAACAGAAAACGACGGTTATATTTGTTCTTCTAATTCTATGAGAGAATCTTATAGAAGAAGACCTGAAGATTTCAAACGCAAAATTATAAAAAAAGTTTATTCAAATAGTGATGATTTGATTTTAGAGGAGCAAAGATGGTTGAATATGATAAAACCATCGGAATGTTGCACTAAGTATTATAATAAAACTTTAAAGTCTAGCACACCTTCTACCAGAGGTTATAAACACTCAGAAGAAACAAGAGCAAAGATTTCTAAGGCTAATAAAGGTAGAGTTATATCAGAAGAAACCAGAAAGAAACTTTCTAAGTCCGTTTCTAAGACAATGACACCGGAACATCGCGCATTGTTATCAGAAAAAGTTAAAGGTTTCAAACATACCGAAGAAGCAAAACAAAAGATTGCCGCGGCCGGTAAAAGTAGACAATACACCGAAGAATCTAAACGAAAAATTGGTGATGCACAAAAAGGTAAAGTGGTTTCTAAAGAAACTAGACAAAAACTTAGGTTAGCCGTTTTAGGTAAGAAACGTGGACCTTATAAGAAAAAAGTGAATGGAGTTATATTATGAGTGATGCTAATAAATTTGTTAATACATACATTGATTTTGCTGTCAATCAATTACATGAGAACCTCAATCTAATTCTGCAATTGAAAACTCAACTTAAACTTGCTGGTGATTCCGTAACAGAAAAAGACGAAATCATCAGCAAACTCACCGCCGATCTTGAAACCAACAAAGCAGATAATCAAGAAATCGTTAAAGTGCGCGATCAAGCTCGTAAATGGGAAGATGCTCATAATGCTGTCGCCAATAAAGTAAGCCATCTTGAAACCGCTCTCAATCAGATAAATCAAATGAAAAAAGATATTCTGACTAGAGATGAAACAATCGCAAGATTGGAGTCTGAATTAGAACAACTAAAAAACCCACCTGCCAAGAAAGCCATAAATACCAAAGCAAAGAAGAGTATTGATAAAGAACCTGTTGAAAGCTCTTTACCTCTAGAACAGGAAATCTCTTCAATCATAGAGAAACCACAAACAGATGACTTCTAATGGCTAACACTGTAATTGCGCTAAAAAAATCTGGAACTCCATCTGCGATACCTCTAGACCTTGCTAACGGCGAGTTGGCTATCAACTATGCTGACGGTAAAATCTTCTACAAGGCTGTCAATGGAACAATTCAAGAGATTTCTGGCGGTGGTGGAGGTGGCAATAACTTCGGAACAGTTAATGCTAATGGTGTTCTAGTAGTTGCCGGTACAAGCGGCGATGTTCTAACACTTCTTCCTGGAGATAACATTGGTATTACAGCAGATAGTCTCACGGATACAATAACAATATCTGCTACAGCTAATCTTATCCCAGCCTTTGATCAGGCTAACGCTGCTGGTGCAATTGGTTCCGCTGCTTATGATCAGGCTAATGCTGCTTTTATTTTGGCTAACAACACGCTTGGTATTCCTCCAGCTATATCTCAGATTTTTGTTGCTAATGGTTCTCAAACCACATTTACACTAGCCAACAGCGTAGCTCAACAAAATAACACTGTCGTTTCTGTTGATGGTCTTGTTCAAATTCCAGAACTTCACTATACTATTTCTGGTACAACATTAACTTTCACATCTCAGCCTGTCAATCAAAGTAATATTGAAGTCAGGTTGTTTTCAACTTTTTCACAAATCATTTCTCAGTCTGGTGCAAATACTGATTATGCAAATGCGGTTGGCTTAGCAGCAAATACTATTGCTATTGCAGCTTTTGATAAAGCAAATACACCATTTACACTTAATGGTCAGACAATATATCTTGGAAATACATCAAGTCTGCACCAACTTAGCAATTCTGGTTATAATCTTGTATTAAACTCTGATGGGTCACTGACTGTTCCTAATGGTATTCAAATTCCTACAGGAAGCGATTTTTATTTTACAGGTCCTAGTGCGGGTGCACCAAACTATTGGGGAAGCATTAACATAAATTGGGGAAGTTCACCAAACTATTCATCATTCCAGATGAACAAGTATGGTGCTTATCTTTTCTCATCTGAGCGCGTTCAGTTTGTTGCTAACACAAAAACTTGGAATCTTGATTCGGCTGGCGATTTAACTTTTCCTGATGGCACAAAGCAATCTACTGCATATGTATCAGAAGTTTTCGACAAAGCAAATTCGGCCAATCTTTTAGCCTATAATACAGGTGTTGGTGCTAATGCTTATGCTTCTTCTGTAGGTGTAGCAGCAAATACATATGCAGATACAGTAGGAATTTCAGCTAATACCTTTGCTTCGGCTACTATTGCAGGAGCCAATGCGGCCGTAGGAACTGGAGCAAATGCCTATGCTGATATTGTAGGCACATCGGCTAATGCTTTTACTAGTGCAACCATTGCAGGTGCTAATACCGCTGTTGGCACAGGTGCTAATGCTTATTCGGCTATAGTCGGTACAAGTGCTAATGCTTTCACCTCTGCAACCATAGCTGGTGCCAACACAGAGGTTGGTGCTGGCGCCAATTCTTATGCCGACACAGTAGGAACATCAGCTAATGCTTTTACCTCTGCAACAATCGCTGGTGCTAATACTGCCGTTGGGGCAGGTGCCAATTCTTATGCCGACACAGTAGGTACTAGCGCAAACTTATATGCCGATGTAGTTGGATCAAGTTCTAATGATTTTACATCAACCACAATAGCTGGCGCAAATACTGCTGTTGGTGCTGGTGCTAATGCCTTTACTTCCGCTACAATTGCTGGTGCTAATACAGCAGTAGGAACAGGTGCTAACAACTATTCTAATGCAACGTTTGTTAGGCTTGATGCGGCTAATCAAACTATCACAGGTAATTTGAATATTGTTGGCAATTTTACATTATCAGGAAATACAATTTTTCTTGATGCTACTAGACTTCAAATTGATGATCCTCTCATTTATCTTGCTGGTAACAATTATACATCTGACGTTGTAGACATTGGTTTTATTGCTAATTATGTTAATGCAACAGGTTCAAATGTTCACACAGGTCTTTATCGTGAACATGAGAATAAGATGTATTATCTATTTAATGGTTATGATAAAGAACCTATAAACAATCATATTGGTGCGATGTCAAACAACATGACGTTGGCCGTTCTGAACGCTGATATGATTACTAGCAACTTAACTCTTGGTGGTCAGAATACTATTCTATGGATTAGATCAGCATATGACCAAGCCAATGCAGCTAATCTTCTTGCTTATAATACAGGCATCGGTGCTAATGCTTTTACTTCAGCTACAATTGCAGGTGCCAATACTGCCGTTGGTGCTGGTGCTAACGCATTTACTTCTGCTGCTGTTTCTGGTGCAAATACAATTGCTATTGCAGCATTTGTTAAAGCCAACTCAACAACTTACACATCAAATGTCGTTATCTCTGTTGCCGACAATACCAACTCAGCACTCAGAATTACACAGACAGGAACACAACCTGCTCTTGAAATTGCTGGTAATACTACAATTACAGGTACAGGTCGTCGCATCATTGGTGACTTTAGCAATGCGACGGTTGCTAATCGCTTGATGTTTCAAACAAGCACTACAAATGGCGCATCATATGTGCATGTATTACCAAACGGAACATCTTCAGCGGCAGGCTTTATAGCTTATGCGTCAAGCTCTGATCCTGGCAATACATCTACGTTTCAAACACGAGTAGCATTAGATAACAATCAAGTAGTTCTTTATTCTAATATTACAGGCACTGGCACTTACCTCCCAATGACGTTCTACACGAGCGGCACGGAAAAATTTCGCATTGCAGCGGATGCCACAGGAACATTTACTTTTGGTGGCACCGCGCCGCGCATCACTGGCGACTTTAGTAATGCCACATTTGCAAACCGAGTATTTTTTCAATCAAGCGGCACAAATACACAAACGGCTGTAGGTGTATTACCAAATGGAACAAGTCAAACTTCACAATTATATTGTTGGAATAATAGTGATCCATCTTCTGCTATAGCAGGTGTTGGATTACTTGCAAGTGCCACAGATGCGCGCATACAAGCACAAGTGGCAAACGGTGGTACTGCGCTACCTATGACATTTTACACAAACCAAATCGAACGCGCTCGACTTACCACTAATGGTGATTTTGGTATTGGAACAACTAATCCAGTCAATAATTCTGGATATAATACGCTTACCATAAATGGTACCTCTGGCGGTGTTCTACAATTACAGACAAACGGAACAAACGCATTTCAAGTATTCAGTGGAGCAAGTGCAGTCTACTTGAATGGTATGACGGCGCTTCCAATGCTGTTCTACACAAATGCTACAGAGAAAATGCGTATTGATGCCTCAGGTAATGTTTCTATCGGTACAACTTCAACCACATACAAACTAGAAGTCAACGGTTCATTTGCGGCTACTACAAAGTCATTCGTTATCAACCATCCAACAAAACCTGGCAAAAAACTCCGTTACGGATCTCTTGAAGGTCCAGAAAATGGTGTCTACGTTCGTGGTAAACTTGTCAATCAAAACACCATTGAGTTGCCTGAATATTGGACAAAACTGGTTGATCCAAATTCCATAACTGTTCAACTAACACCAATTGGTAAACATCATAAACTCTACGTTGACAAGATAGAAGATAATAAAGTTTATATCAAGAGCGGTAACATTAGGAACAAAAACTTCGAATGTTTCTACATCGTCTATGCTGAACGCATCGATGTTGAAAAACTAGAAGTGGAGGTTGACTAATGGGTGTCGGTTATAATTCAAGAGTTGTAACCAATGGATTGGTGTTATCTTTAGACGCCGCTAACCCAAAATGTTTTCCTACAACTACCCCTATACAAGAACATGGTTATGCGGATTGGTATTGTTTTGTTACTGGAACTGCAACATATTCAATAGTTAGTTCAGGTGTTTCTATTATTGAAAGAGATACCAACGGCACTCTCACCACAATGGTCGCATCATCATCTGGACCAACAAGAGGTACATTTACAGTAACAGCAGGTAGAACATACTATGGAGTAGGTGGTCCTATCAATCTAGTTGTAGAAGATGCTCAACATTCTATTGCTCCATTGACTATGGTTGGCACACAATTTTTACATACCGCTGCCAGAAATGCTAATGCAACATTTTATGTCTATTCGCCTTTTGCTAGTGCCACCGTTAAGTTTTTTGACAATCCTGCCAGTGGAGGCATAACTGCTGCACCAACAACCACGACTACTGTAGCAGCAGGTAACACAACAACCTTTACATCTGCTAATGTCAATGTTTATTTTTTCATTTCATCAGATCAACCTATATTAGTCACTACTACACAAAGCGGTGCAGATAAAACCATATTATCTCCTGCTTCAAAATATGTCTATCAACGCTATTTGGCTTATGATTATACTGTAATTGGAACAACAGCAACTACTAGAAATAACTATTGTATCTCTGATCCTACAAATTCAGTAATGGCAATTACTATTGCTGATGGTTCTGGAGGAGATTGTGCTCAAGGTTTAGGATTAGAATTTCTTTCTGATCGTTATTCGTGGGGTAATGTTTTATCTGATTATGCTATTGTTTTTCCTTATACTGCAACAGTCACAGTTTCTTATTGGAATGGTAGCGCATGGGTCGTATGGGATACACATACTGTTACTGGTAATTTGACAAATCCTTCTCGCGTTTTTCGTGATGGTACAAATGGTCCTGGTGTAGAAGGCAACGTGCTCTCTGGTGCTGCGACTAATATGGCTTCAGGTGCTACTCTTTGGAAATGGGAAGGTACTGCACCTTTCTATCTTTGTATCAATGATAGTGCTGACGATGAATTTTCTGTATTAGGGTGGATGAACACTAGAGTTACTGATAGAAATAAAAATCAATATTGGATCGATTCAATATCAAACAATCAGTTGGCGGTACACGGATCACTAATTTATAATTCAGCGGGTTATTGGTCTTTTCCAGATAATCAAATAACAAATTATCTTGTAGAATCTGTATATCAGGTTCCTACAAGTCAAATAACTTGGTCTTGCTGGTTTAGGTCCAGATTTACTGGTGCACAATCACAAACACCTTTTACATATAGCGTAAATGGTGATAATCATTTACTATTGTTTTTATCAAATTCTACGACAGTTTCACCTTATGATATTAATTCACCTGCACCAATAACAGTAAATGATATGACTAATCAATGGTGCAACTTTGTTTGGACCAGAGATACTGCTACAGGAGTTAGTATTTACTATATGAATGGTATTCAAGTTTCTACCAGAACTTATTTGGCAGGTACAGCGCCAACTGCTGGTGGTTATTTAATCATTGGTCAAGAAGCAGATTCAGCCGGTGCTGATTTCGATGCAAACCAAAATCTTGATGGTGATTTTGCAAGACTAGATGTTTATAATCGCGCTTTAACAGCGGCAGAAATACGACAAAATTTCAATGCAATGCGCGGAAGGTTTGGTATATAATGGGATTAGCACATTCACCTCGAATAGTTACTAACGGATTAGTTTTGTGCTTAGACGCGGCTAATCTAAAGTCGTATCCAGGTAGCGGAACTACGTGGACAAATATAATAGGTAGTGAAAATAATGGAATATTGCAAAATAGCCCAACATTTGAAACAACAAATGGTGGAAGATTTTTATTAAATGGAACTAATCAATATATAACATCAGCATTTGCAACAACTAGTGGGCAAGCAGTAACTTATTGTGGTTGGTTATATTCAACAGAAACAACTGCAACTTATAGAAATTTTATTGATACCGTCGGTAGCAGACCAATGATATGGTGGGAAACAAGTGGTAAAATAGAATTTGATGCAGGATTATATACCACAACTGATGTTTATAGAAATCAATGGGTTTATGTAACACTATCAAAACCTTCAGGCACTTCATCGGCATCATATTATGTTAATGGTATTTTAGTTGGAACAGGATCAACCTATTCGACAGCAGCGGCAACAACTACTTGGTTTAATAGAGCAGCCGCGCAAACTTGGAAAGGATATTCTTCAACTATACAGGTTTATAACCGCGCATTAACCGCAGAAGAAATTGCTCAAAACTATAATGCACTCAGAGGAAGGTTTGGACTATGAGTGTATATGCTGGTCCTGAGATGTTGACAAATGGTTTGATTTTATGTTTAGATGCAGGTAATACAAAATCATATCCAGGTAGTGGAACATCTTGCACTGAATTAGCAAGAAATTCTACAGGAACAATTTATAATACACCAACATTTAGTTCTTCTGATGCTGGAGGGTCGTTTACTTTTGTTGCAGCATCTAGCCAATATATCGACATCAACATAGATTTAGATAATACTTTATCTGCTGGCATTACTATGCAAGCATGGGTAAAAATAACATCATATAGCCTTTTTAACAGAATTTTAACAATAAGAGATGCTGCTGGAACTGGTTATCAATATTGGATACAAACAGCTCCAACTTCAGGAATAATACAATTTGGAACGGCACCAGGAGCATATACAAATGGGTTTAGCGCCGTTGGAACTGGAACGTGGGTTAATCTTGCAGGTACATGCAATTATGGATCTTCAAGTATAAAGTTATATATTAACGGTGTGGATGATACTGGTGTAAATACTGGAACACCTGCTTATACAGCAGACGTTGGGTCAGTATATATTGCAAGGTTAAATACTACTTATAGCAATTTTGCATTATCAAATGTTCAACTTTATAATCGCGCTTTAACAGCGGCAGAAATACGACAAAATTTCAATGCAATGCGCGGTAGATTCGGGCTATAAATATAAAGAATACTAAAGAGAAAAATAATGGCAGTCTCATATAAAGACATTATCATAACACCGAACAGAGGTTCATCTACAAATGACCCTCAGATAGCCTTTCAGGGTGGCAACACTTCTGTTAATACCACTATTACGCTTAAAGTTTACCCAGAGTCAAACGGAACACTATCTTTTGAAGGTTCGGCAGGTCAATTATTCTCCATCACAAACGACCTGACTGGTAGTATCTTCTCGGTTAATGACGTATCGGGTATTCCTTCTATAGATGTGAACGCTAATGGTACGATTGCCCTAGCACCATATGGTGGGAATGTTGGTATCGGCAGAGCCACAGCAGGTTATAAATTAGATGTTGTCGGCACGGTCAATGCTTCTTCGGTTTTGGTAAATGGAGGCACCACTTTACATATTGGAAATTATAATACATATGCCGTAAAAAGAACGGGTAATCCTGGAAACATAAACCTAAATTCTTCAACCTACTATACGGGTTCACAGGTCGTAGGTTTTGACGTTGGAACAAATATACCTGGTGGCAACTATGGTACTATGCTCAATATGCAGGAGAGAGGTGACACTGCTGGGCAGCTCGTAATCGATTACAGCACAGGCTACCTCTTTACTAGAGGTATCCAAACAACTACGCCTACTTTTAGTCCGTGGCGTACCTATCTAAATGATGCCAATTATAATTCTTATGCACCAACTTTAACAGGTGGTGGTGCTTCTGGTACCTGGAGTATCAACGTAACAGGTTCAGCAGGTAGTGCGACGACCGCTACCACAGCGACTAACTGGGGAACTTATGGTGCTGTTCCTGCTGCTGGCACAACTTTTGCTAATGCTTCAACAATAGGTCGTTCGGATACTAACGGTTACACATATTTTGGTTATATCAATAGTAGCACAAGCAATTCAGAAAATCCAACAGTCAGCCAAGTAATTGTTACAAATGGTAGTGATAACTTCTACAGAAAAGCAAGTATTGCACACTTCACATCTGCTGTTCAAACAAATGCCTCTGGAACCTGGAGTATCAACGTAACAGGTTCAGCAGGTTCAGCTTCTACTGCAACTACAGCAACAAACCAAAGTGGTGGAACTGTTTCTGCGACTACAGGTAGTTTTACAGGTAGGGTAACTGCTTATGGTGCTTTATCTTCAGGAACTCTTCTAAATGCGACAGGCAGCTTAGGTGCTATTGAAATATATGGTGGTGGAGGAGCAAACGCATCCTTCATGACGTTCCATAGACCAGGTGTTTATGCTTCATACTTCGGTATAGATACTGATAACAACTTTGCTGTTGGTGGTTGGTCAGCAGGTGCTGCATTAGGTTTAATGAAAGTTGGTTCTTTTGGTGTCGGTACAGCGGCTTCAGGCACCGCGGGTGAAATTCGTGCAACGAACAACATTACCGCTTATTATTCAGATAAGCGACTGAAAGAAATTCAAGGCACTATTCCAAATGCTCTCAAGAAAGTTAACTCACTCTCAGGCATCATCTATAAAGATAACTATATTGCTAATCAATATGGTTATAATAGTCAAGATGAACAGGTCGGTGTCATTGCACAAGAAGTTGAAGCTGTTCTTCCGCAAATTGTCAAAGCCGCACCATTTGATATTGCCAAAGATGATGAAGGTAATGAATACTCTAAGTCTGGTGAGAACTATAAGACGGTACAGTATGATAAGCTCGTTCCATTGTTGATCGAAGCCATCAAAGAGCTATCTGATAAGGTTGAAAGACTGGAAAAAGGTAAAAAATGATAACATATACTTACAATTTTATCGGTGCTGAGTTTGATCAAAATAGTGATCTTGAAAAAACTATCAAGACTCTTCACTGGCAACTGATAGCATCGAAAGATGAAACGACCATTTCTATTCCGTTTACTACGATACTAGACGCTGCTGTAGAAGATAACTTTATAAGTTTTGAAGATATAGCAAAAGAACAACTTATCACATGGGTTTCTGATAAGATGGGCAACGATTACATTGATTACATTAAAAATCTTCTTGCAGAAGAAATAGTAAAAAAGAAAAACTTCAGTTCTATTGAACCATTCGATCAAACTATAAAGAATTAGAAGTAAATGGTATTACCTGTATCACCTAATCCAATATCACTCAATCAAGTGAACACGGAACTTGGTAAATCTGCTACAGCAACAGTAACAATGGATGATACTGATGTAAGAACATTGTTTGGTAAAGCAGGTAGCGGAACTACAATTTCAATGAGCGACGGTTATGGAAAGCAACAAGTATATACTTGTGAATATGTTCTTGTCACTTCAGGTGGCGGTGGAGGCTATAACAGAGGCGGCGGTGGTGGTAGCGGTTACCATGAAAATTCTACATTTAATATCACACTAAATTCTGGATATAGTGTTACCATAGGAGCTGGCGGCGCCGGTGGAACTGCTGGTGTTAAAGGTGGTAATGGTGGCTCCACTTTATTCTTTTTTAATCAATGGACAGGCCAGGGCGGCGGTACTGGAAATGCCACAGCATCCATAAGAAATGGTAATGGAGCTGGTACAGGTTCAGGCGGCGGCGGCGGAGCAGGTTCACTACTTTCAAACTGGGCAGCGGGAACTGGTGGAAATAGAGGTTATAACATCGCCTGGGGTGGTAATGGTGGCGGCACCACATCTGTTACTGGCTTTGGTGGCGGTGGTGGTGGCTACGGACAATCATTTGGAACTGATATTCCTGCCATGAATGGCTCAACTACAAAAGGTGGTGATGGTGGAGCTGGTATATCAAACAGCATTACAGGAACTGCTGTAGTTCGCGCTGGAGGCGGCGGCGGCGGTGGTACTACAGGTGGAACGGCAGGCGGCGGTGGCGGCAATGGCGGATCGGGTACAGTAGGTGCAGCTGCAACTGCAAATAGAGGTGGCGGTGGCGGTGGCGGCGCTGGTAACTCAAACGGTGGAAATGGTGGCTCAGCTGTTCTTATCTTGAAATTTTTAAATACGTTAAACATAACTTTAAGTGCAGGATTGACAGGATCGACCACAACTTCTGGATCTTTTAAAATTACAACAATTACCGCTGGTTCTGGCACAGTTACTTTTAGTTAAATTGAAATGTAGAAAATAAAATACTCTATGCATTTTTAGACGATAATAATGTGATAAATACCTAAAAGACTCAAAGATATTACAAGGATATAACAAATGGCTGTTCCAGCATCTAGAGAACAACTAAAAGATTGGTGTCTTAGACAGCTAGGTTTCCCTGTCATCGAAATTAACGTAGATGACGACCAGGTTGAAGACCGAATTGATGAAGCATTGCAATATTTTCAAGACTTTCACTTCGATGGTGTTGAACGCTGGTATCTAAAGCATCAGGTCACAGCACAGAATATAGCTGACAAATATATTCCTATTACCGATAACATCATCGGTATCAATCGTATCTTTCCTGTAGGTTCAACAAACGCTTCGGTCAATATGTTTGACCTTCGCTATCAGCTACGTTTGCATGAACTTTATGACTTCACTAGCACTTCATATGTCAATTATACCTTGACGATGCAACATATTCGCACACTTGATATGCTATTCTCTGGTGAAACACCAATTCGTTTCAATCGACATAGCAATAAATTATACATCGACTGGGATTGGAATTATGACATTCAGCCAGATGAATGGATTGTTATCGAAGGTTTCATTATTCTTGATCCAAACACCTACACCGACGTTTATAATGATCGCATGTTGAAGCGACTAGCTACTGCCTATATCAAACGTCAGTGGGGTAATAACATGAAGAAGTTTGCTGGTATGCAGCTTCCTGGTGGTATTCAAATGAACGGTCAACAAATCTATGAAGAAGCTGTAGCTGAAATCAAAGAAGTTGAGGATCTAATCAGAGATACCTATGAGGAGCCTCCAATTTTCCTTATCGGGTAAACGCACAATTATGAAAAACGAAGCCTTTGTCTATTGTTGGACGGACCATAAAACAAATAAGTTATATGTAGGATCACATAAAGGTTCTACAAATGATGGTTATATTTGTTCATCAAAATTGATGTTAGAAGAATATAAGAAAAGGCCAGAAGATTTTACTAGACAAATTATTGCTCAAGGATCTTTTACAGATATAAGAAATTTAGAATCTGCTATACTTAAAAGTATTAATGTGAAGTTAGATGAGCAATTTTATAATCAACATAATAGTGATGGAAAATTTTATCTTAAAGGACATACACAAAAGTCAAAAGATGCTATAGGAAAAGCACATAAAGGTAAAAAATCACCTTTTCTTATCGAAAGAAATAAATTAGGACTTTCAGAAGAGACAAGAAAAAAAATATCTGAAAACCATCATGACGTTTCAGGTAAAAATAATCCAATGTTTGGTAAAAAACACACTGAAAAAGCGCGAAAAGCAATGTCAGAAAAAAGAAAAGGTATTAATACTTATATTAAAACCGATGAAGTCAAAAAGAAAATGTCTGAAGCCAAAAAATTATATTGGGCTAAAAGAAAAGGTTTAATTTAATATGCCTGTGTCCCACTATTTCAATAATTATGCGGCAAATCAGACTAATGAGATGCGCTTAATGGAAGATGTGATTGTAGAATCTATCCGCATAATGGGTCATGATTGTTTCTATCTTCCTAGAGAAGCATGGTCAAACGACGATACGATCTTAGGTGAGAATGTTACATCTAAGTTTAATCGTGCATACACCATTGAGATGTATCTTGCTAACGTAGAAGGTTACGAAGGCGACGGTGACTTCTTCTCTAAGTTTGGTCTAGAAATCCGAGATACATCTAACTTTGTTCTCTCTAGACGATCATTTGAAAAATATGTTCCTTCTTCTATCGCCAGTCGCCCACGCGAAGGTGATCTTATCTTTGTTCCTGTCCTACAAAAGATTTTCGAAATCAAGTTCGTTGAAGAAGAATTGATGTTCTTCTCACTAGGCAAAAGAACGCCTTACATCTACGAATTGCGTTGTGAACTCTTCCGCTATAGCAATGAAAACATCGACACAGGCATTGAAGAAGTTGACCATGTAGAACATACTTTGGCTTATACAATCAAACTTGATATGAGTAATGGTAATGGTGTCAACTTCCGTGCAAATGAAATAGTCTATCAAGGTGCCAATCTTGAATTTGCTACGGCTACAGCAGAAGTAAAAGAGTGGACACCACAGACCAATGTTCTGTTGCTGATGAATATCAAAGGCGATTTCTCAGCTAATGGTCAGTTAATTGGTACACAATCTAATGCAAGATTTAACATTGCAACTGTTGATACTATAGGTGATTACCTTGATTATGACCTGTATGATAACAGACAACTTCAAAACGAAGCTAACACTTTCATTGATTTCAGTGAATCTAATCCGTTTGGACAACCATAATGCTTAGTAATAGATATTTCTACTTTCAGTTGACTCGCAAATATGTTATCATGTTTGGTAATATGTTTAACAATATCACTATTAAGCGTTTGAACAGAGATGTTTCACCGCCAACAGAAATTGAACGTATTAAGATTCCTATTATTTACGCACCAAAAGAAAAGTATATTGCTCGCCTCAGATCAGATCCAGATTTGAGTCGTGAAATTCAGGTTGTTCTTCCTAGAATGTCTTTCGAGGTTACAGGATTATCGTATGATCCTTCTCGTAAGCAAAACTCTTTGATGAGAAATTCTACTGTATCAACTGCAACACAATCCAATTCTCAATATGTTGGTGTGCCATATGACTTATCATTTGAATTGAATATCTATACTAGAAACATCGATGATGGCACACATATCGTAGAACAGATTTTACCATACTTCAATCCAGATTACACCGTGACAAGCGTTATGGTGCCTGAGATGGGTTTTCTCAAAGATATTCCTATTATTCTGAATAGTGTTAGCTATGATATTGAACACGAAGGTAACTTTGATGCTGTTCGTTTCGTAACGTGGCGTTTGACTTTTACAGTCAAGGCTTACTATTACGGTCCTGTTCTTCCTGCAAGCATCATTCGCAGCAGTAATTCAAATATTCTTAATGATCCAACAATTCAGACTGGATATATCGTCAAGATAAACACATCTGATGGTAATAATGGAACATTTAAAGAGAACGATATAGTTTATCAAGGCGATAACTATAAGACAGCTACCGCTTACGGTATTGTTACATCTTGGAGTCCAACTACCAATAAACTCGTTCTTGGTGCAACACAAGGTCAATTCTTAGCTAATAACTTTATCAAAGCTGTTGATTCTAATGCAGTTTATAAGTTGGCTAGCTTTGATGGATCACCTCTTAAACTTGTTAATATCAATGTTGTTCCTAATCCAAACAATGCGCTACCCAATAGTGCATATGGTTATGATACAACTGTTACAGAATGGCCCGATACACAATAATGAAAACTTTTGAAACTCTATCTGATGCCTTAGGTGTAGAACACAAACCTTCTGAACCTGAAATTTTACCGCCTGCTATCATCGAAGAACCAAAAGAAAAACTTGGTTCAGAAGATCAACGTGCAGACTATGAACTATCGCGCAAAACTTTTCGTGAGTTAATTCATAAAGGTAATGCTGCTATTGAAGGCATCACTGATCTTGCTAAACAAAGTGAAAGCCCTAGAGCATATGAGGTTCTAGCCACT